TGTAGCGCCGCGATTCGTTCTGCATTCCGTAATTCAGAACTACGGAAGCGTCCAAGATCATTACCGTCTGCGGTGTTACCGTGTAGGTCGCCTGTCCGCTGACCAGCGTCGTTTGCGTTCTAACCACTTCCCATAGATTCGGAGTAAAATTGGATAGCTTTACCAACATCAAATTAAATTCTCGCCGCGCGGTAAGCATATGCTCTTGACGCAATTCAGGCGCGCGGATTTGGTCTCGCTCATAAGCAGCGAGCACAATTTCCCCGTTGGATGGTACGAATGAGTAGGTGCCGCTGCTCGTCATTCATCCGACTCCGCTTCTATCCTACCGCAAATAACCCACCCACACAACGTTATTGTGGTTCGCCTGGTATGCCGCGGTGCAGGTAGCGTCGTAGCTACGCCGCCTTCCCTATCTGCCCGAGCGGGATGTCGTCCTTGTCGTTGGCCGGTGCGCCGCGGTGCAGGTCGCCTTGTAGCAGGAATCCGGCATTGAAAGCCGCTATCGCAATCCATTGAGGCGAGCCGGGATCGGTGGCCGAATTGGTGGCTCCGTAAATGTCCGGTTGCCACACGCCCCATGATCCTGTCGCCAATTGGAACATTGACGGGAACTCGCCGCCGTTAGCCACGATGTTATCATAGATTTGCAGGTTTTGTGTCCCAACGGCTTGCGAAGAATAAGACGCCGAACGGATTGCATTAACATAGGTTTTCGAGCCGTCGTAATCGAGCGTCGCACTAGAGAAAGTTTGGAATGCGGAGCAATTGAGATTTATGGTGATGCTGTTGGTGGATGCTGACTGTACGGTGTAGGTATTGCCGGACCCGACGATTGATGACCACGCCGTGCCGCTGCCGGTTCCTGCTGCTGCCGACAAGTAGATTGTTTGCCCGGCAACGCCACCGGCGCCGTTCCCTGCGGCGGTCCCCATAATGCAATTGGCACCGCTCGCCGTGGCGCTCGTAATCGCCACCGTTACATCACCATTGAGGTAAGGCGTGCCACCGAGATTGAAGCCGCCTTCGTAGGGGTCCACCTGCGAAAGCCCATAATTCCCAAGCCACGCGACGACATTTGCAGTAGGGGCGCTATAAGACGCACTATTATAGCCGACATAGGTGTTCATCGTCGCGGTCAATGGCGATACCGAATAATTGTAGGCGTCTGCTACCTCCGCTTGCGTTCCTTGGTGCGTTGGCGACCAATAATTCGCCAGCGTCGAACCCGTGACCCAATTCAATGCCGCGCTCTTTGTGTAGCCAGATTGCGCTGGCGCAGACTGAGCCAAATAACTTGTGGACGCCAAGCTGGCGTCGAAGATCGTTGGCTGGCCGCTTGTGGCGTAGGCCGTCTGGATGGCGTCAATGACCTTGTATTTCGTGGCGCTATAGCCGCCGTAAGCCGCCGCGACATCCTGGCCAACCGTCGAATTGTATTTGCCCTCTTCCTCCGTAATATCGCCCTGCGATCCGCAGTGGATGTTCGCTGTCACGCCCCAATTAAAATACGACTTGGCCGATAGGTAGCAGGTCAGCAGGGAACTGAAATTCCACGGCTCATCTGCCGGTTCATAACGCGCCACCATCCATGACGGCTGATTTGCGACAACGTAAGCGGCAAGCTGCTTTGTAAAGTCCGTCATCGGGTCGAGCGAAAGATACGGCAGCACAAACCATGGATGCAGGTGCATTTCTTGGGTAAATTGCAGAAATACTTCCGGCGGCATTCCGCAATTGACGCCTTCGAAAGCATCGCTGCCGGTCGCGCCTTGCATGATCCATTCGTTAAGACCGGCATCGTACATGAAAAGGCCGGTCGCGCCCGTGGCCGTTTGCGATGGAGTTTCCGCTCCGACTCCCGTGACCGTCACTGCCCCGCTTCCGTTGACGTTCAGCGTTATCGTCGTGTTGGTCGAACCGCCTCCGGTCGGAATTGTGGCGATGACCAACTGCTTGTCGACCGGCCCACCCGTATAGCCGCCATTGACGTTATTCACGTATGTCGACGGCAGCGTGATCGAGTAATCGTTGGAACTGCCGTTGAGCGTGTAGGTCAACGTCCCGGCATAGAGACTCGGCCGCATTTCCGTGCCGCCCCACGACACATAATGCGGAGACAGGCGGGTATTCCAGGTCGTGCAGTTCTGATTATTGGCGTTGACCCAATTCAGATCGCGATAGACACCAAAGCCACCTGATGAAACGCGCGACCTGAAAAGCGTTCCCCAGATTTCGCCGCCGGCATAGAGCGTGGCATCATTGATGTGGTAGAAGCCAAGATTACCGACAGTCTGTGGATTGGTGCCGTCGATATAGACCCACCATTCTACATAGGGGTTCGTTTCGTCGGCACCGACAGGCTGGAATACGTAGAGGCCGCCCCCCTGTAACGATTGCGAGGGCACTGTCTGATTTATATTTACGCTATAAGTGCCGACGCCCCCACTGCCGCTGCCCAGCGCCGTGATAATCGTGGGCGCGTCGGATAAAACGCTGACGGCAGCAGGCGAAATCGGCTCGCCGACTTGCAGGGCACAGCCTGTTCCGGTCGGCGCAACTGTAACGGTGAGCGTCTTGCCCGAAATTGACCCAGTAAATGCAGAGCACCCGGTGTTATCACATGCGCCGCTGCTATAGCTGCCGGTGCAGCTTACCTCGGTTGTCGTCGTTCCATAGAGTTGATAGAAAACATGGATTTTAGCTTGCCCGGTCCAGCTAATGACCTGTTCGCCGGGGCGCTCCGTCTGGCCCGGCGCAAAAATCAGCCATCCGCCGCCCTGACTTGTTCCTGGGTATCCGTATGAATTAAGCGACGCCGGCGGCGGGTTGCCACCGGAGAAAAGCTGAATAGCGCCCCCGGTTTTCATGAGATTGATTGTCGCGTAATCGAGGCCGCCGCCCAGGAAAGACGATTGCCCCTGCGACTTGCCGCCATTAAATCCGGGAACGTAGAACTGCCCCATCATCTGAGCGTGAACCGGGGACAGCAAAAGTGCGGATGCGAGAACGAGCCACCGCATTAGAAATTCCAGCCATTCGTCGCGCTGTGCATGTTCGAATTAAGAGACGAATATCCACTAGAGTAAAGGTTTGCCGGCACGATACCGCCCTCGCAAAAATTACCCACCAACCCTAAGTTTGCGCTGGTGTCATTCATTAGATACAACAAGCCAGCTAAAGCCGACGAGCCGGGTGTTCCGGTTGTGGCGGTTCCGTCAACTATCAGCGCGGCATTCGACGAGGCAACCGCCCCAATCAAAGCGTGAAATGCCGCGTCGGTCGCCGTCGCAAGCAACGAACTACTGCCACCATTAAGTGACGCAGTATTCGCCGCGTTACTGAAAGCCAATCTAGTCCCGTTTGTCGCACTATAAAAAATTCGGCTGACGACGCTCGTGCCGGAAGTTCTCTCTGCGACCGACATAAACGTATAGGGCGCACTCAAAGCCAAGGCATTAGCGGTCGCATACAAAAATGTGACACCATTAGAATTTCCGCACGGCCAACCATTCAACGAATTGGCTGTCCATACTATCCTATCTGCGTCTGTTGCCTGCGTCAGATCGCACGCCGTACTCCCTGCACACGCTAAATTGCCGGTCTGATCGTAAAAGGTAACGTATTTGCATGTCGCCCCTATGCAAAAAGTTGCGGGGGTTACTGTATCAGGCAATCCATTCGATAATGTATTGATGTCTGTTTGGAGGGTCGTCGTTTCATTTATTAAACGATAGGCTTTATTGCCCGCCTTAGCCGCGCTATAGGCCCGCGCAGAGTAAAACGTAGCGAAGCTAAAAAGATTACCCGGACCTTGATAGGTCGCTCGCGGTCCCCCAAAATTCACAATCGGCATCAGCATCTGCGCGCTGGCTTGCCATGCGCCGAACAGCGCAGCGCAGATAAAGAGCCACGTCAGGAACAACCTGCGCATGGCTAACTTGCCGTCCATGTGCCTACATAGGTCGGCGTCAGATAGTGCGTCGCATCGCGCCCGACGATGCACGCCATATCCGCCGCGGCGCCTCCGCTCGACAGCGTTCCGGTTCCGGCCGTTCCATAAGCCGTTCGCGCCGGCCCTTCGTATCGCGCGCTAGAGCCCAATGCCCCGAGCGTGATGACCGTGCTCACGTTGTCGTCGTTCATGACGCAAAACTGATAGCCCGGAGCCGGAACCGGCGGGGTCACCGTGCAAGTGGAAGTGCAGATGAAGTACCCCGCATAGGGTGTAAACGTGTTGCCGGTGCTCGATCCAGTCTGAAACGAGACCGCGCCTGTTGCTCCGGTCCAATGATAATTGGTGCCGTCCGACTGGAATGAGAACGTCCCGCCGGGACCGATGTTGAATGCAGAGAAGCCGCCGAGCGTATCGGTCGTAATCGCAACGGCGACGTTTAAGCCCGATTCGTTAGTGACCGTTCCGTAAGCGCCGCTGCCAAAACCGGATGTAGAAGTGGCCGGGATCGTCAGCGTGCCGGAATAGCCGGACTTGAGAACGAGATTCGTGCAAAGGTCGGAAGCTGCGACCGTATAGCCGCCGGACGACGATGGCGAATTGGCGCTTTCGACAAGCTGCGTCGAGATCGTCCCGCTCGTCGTAATCGTTCCGCCGGTCGCCTGACAGCCGGTGGCGATGGAGGTGACGGTGCCGGAGCCGCCTCCCGCGTTTGGATTGGTATTATTCCCCGGTGGTACGCTACCTTGGCCAATAGCCGCATAATTCCATAATAGAATTAGCGCCGCCGCAGTAATCCGCCCCAGCCTTCTCATCTAGGCCCCCGCGATGCCAGCCTGGATGCCGGTCGCCGACACCAAGCCAGTTCCGGCCGAGATATAAAGCCGCCAGGCCGTCAGCGGGTCATTAGAGAAACCATCAATCGAGGTTGTAGCGTTGACGATAGTCGGATGACTGAATGGCTGAGGATAGGCCACACCGACAGGCAACTTATTCGGATCGTCGTAGGTGTATTGGATCGTCCAAGTCGCTGCCCCGGAGCGCAACACTGTAGCGTAGGAGATATTAGACGGCGTGTTATGCCAGTTGACGATATTCCACAACGACGACCCAACGCCATTAGTGCCGGCACTGACCGTGGAGGCCGTGGTCGCCAAGCTCTGCGCCACGGACGATGCGGACGGCTGAATCGAGATGATGGTACGATAATCCAAGTTCGATTGCACCGTCGAACCCGCCGCGCCGCCCACAAGATATTCCTGCACCGTGAAACCGGCGGCGTTCAACCCGACGATGTGATAATAAATCCCGGTGTCGCTCGATCCCGACGTGATGGTGATACGCTGCTGGATTCCGGTCGTGGCAAGAACGCCGGGGCCGAACGGCGATGACGTACCGAACGTGCCGTTCAACTGCAGAATCGTCGAAATACCAGCCGACGACGACGCCAGCGAAAGCGAGGTCGTACCGACGGTACTGGAAAGCTGATAGTTGACGACGACCGGAATCATGCGCGGGTCCCTTTAGTGCCGGCGCGCTCTGTCCGCCCGATGCTTGACCGCGCCGCCGTCCATTTTCATACGCGATTCGTCGTGTTGCTTGATGCCTGGAAACTTCTTGTGCACCTTGGCGCGAATCTTTGCCTTCAAAGCTGACGAAGCGTGCTGACTTGCTCTTGCCAAGGCATTACGGGCGTGACTTGCGTCGGGGATCGGATAGGATCGGTCAGGGCCGGCAAAGGTTGAGGCCGGCAGCGAATTCCGATGTTTTGCCGTAAGCTTCGCCATTGTTTTAGCGTCTCCAGATGGAACGGTGACCGATAGTCCTCACAGCACCGCTCCGCTCTCATGACCCAACCTATTCCGGCGAAGCCCCGCCCTCTTGTTCCTTCGGCAATTTCTCCGATCCTTTTTGCGGCGTGAACGCACTCGACATCGGGTTGCGATCCGATCCGACGCGCCCACCGGATTTCCGCGCCGGACGATCCATCCGCGGCTTCACAGCGCCGCCGGTCATGAGACCCAACACCTTGCCGCCCGCAGCGCGCCTGTGATGCTTCGCCCGGCCGCCGCGCTTTTTCTCGTCACCCTTGGCGTAATCCTCCTCGCCCTTGGCTTCCTTCAAAACGTCGGGATTGCCCTCGGCGACCAATTCGGTGCGGCCGCCAGAGGCCTTCTTGTGGTGATGTCCCTTGTGGCCTTTCATCTGAAAGCCTCCTGTTAGGTCGAAGATTGCGCATTGCCGAAGATCGGCACGGTATTGAGCGGCGTACCCGAAATCATGTTCCACACGCCGACGTTCGATATCACAGTCAGCCGCACAACGCCATTAGTCGTGGCGGCATTGGTGATCGGCGTTCCACCCCCGGCCGCGGATAGTTGGATCGTACCGCGCACGTCGCCCGTGGTATTGGTGGCAGGCGAACCCGTGGTGGACACTGCGGCCGTAAAGCCGACGTTGGACACGACCGCCGTTGCACCGGCATAGACCAAAACCTGCGAGGCAAAATCAGCCCGGATCGGGAAGCCAAACACATCGCCCACCCCGACCGTGACCGTCGAAGTCGTGCCAAGCACCGTGTTGCTGATCGACGAAATGTATTTGAACGCCTTCTTGCCATAAGCAATTGCCGTCGTGGTGTTCAATTCGACCGCGATTTGTTCGGTCATAAGTTGCCGCCACACGTCGTAGCCGGTCACGAGAATTGTCGCGGTGCCGACCGAGGTCCCTGACGGCTGGACTTCAAGATAAACATTACGCGCCAAGGCTTCGGCCGGATTGTGCATCCGGTATAACCCAGCTTGGATGTTTGGATTGACCGAAACCGGCACCGGACTTTGCGGGCCATAATTTGCCGTCGGCGGATAGAGTGTCGCACCATACAAGGCCGCTTGCCCAACCGGAGCGGAAATCGCGGTCGCGGGCGCATTCGACACCGTGATCGTCGTAAAGTTGGTCGAAGAAATTCCCAGGACCTGGGTGAATAGACCGGTCGTTCCCGCGGTATTGCCGCAGTTCGCGATGTAAATCCACTGACCCAGCGTGAACTTGGTGTTGTCGTACACCTGGACGGTCGTGGAATTCGCAGTCGTGGTGGCACCGGTAAAACCAAAGTCAAGCGCGATCGGAACGGTAACGACGCTGCTCGTGCCCTGCGGCACAATCGGCACGTTCAAGGCAATCGCGCAGGCCGGCGACGAAGCATTCTGCACCGGAGCCGAAACCAGCGTCAGCAAGCCGGTCGCGGCCACGCTCGCCGCCGCGACGATGATGTTGGACGCCGTCGCCATCGGAATAGCGTCGATGGTGGGCGGCGTCGGCAAGCCCATGAACGCTGGCTGGCGCCCAGGCGCAGTGCCATCCTTGGCAAACGGGAATGCGCGGATATCCTGAAAACCCGCGCCTTGGTAGAACGCCGACGGCCCATCCAGCGGGCCGACGCTGGCGGTCGTGCCGGCATCAACCTCCAGCGCGCCCATCGCGCTCAGGGGACCGCGGAAGTTTGAATCAGCCATCGCTCAAGCTCCGTTTGATGTGTTGCTGCGCATGAGCTTTACGATGTTGGAAATTCGCCCCACGCCGCGCGAGGGTCGTTATATCCGAATGAATAGCGCTCGTAAGCTTTCACGAGGAGGTTGTCGGTGATGTTGTCTACCCACATATCGCTTTCATACGGGATACGCATCATGTGAATCAGCCCCTCGATATTCGTGGTCAGGAACCACGCGAAGTTCGAGGTCAAGAAGTCAAGCACGATATGCCCTTCCGGCAGGCCGCCGCTCAAGGTCAAGATCGCGTTCACGTCGTTGTCCGCAGTGCCGGGCCGCAGTTCGGTTTTGGTCAGGCGGATCGCGATGGCTTCCAGGTTCGGCGGCACGACGAGCCGGCGGGCGCGAGACATGATGCGCAGCCCGCGTTCATTGACGAACTGGGTGCGGACGTTGGTCATGTCAGCGAGCAGCGTCGATTCGTTCAGGCTTTTCGGCGTCGATGACGTATTGGCCCAGGTGCCACCGTCGAATGGATGCGCGGTGGAAAACAGCGACACGCCGTCGCCAATGATCGAGGAATTGTACACGTTGCCGAGATTGAGGATATTGGCGCCCTGGATTTCCTTGAACTGGGCGAACGCTTCCTGCAGTTTCAGATTGGTTGGATTGAACTGCGCCTTGTAGAGATTGTCGTCGATCATCTTGCGGGTGACGGCGTAACCCAGCGCGACTTCGATATGCACGAACGCCCAGGTCCAGCGTTCGCCGGGGTTGTTGTCGAACTGGGTGGCGGCGCCTTCGTCTTTCAAAAACGGCAGCGCGACAAACGCCATCTGGGTCGAGCGTTCCACCGCCATGTTGGACTTGTGGGTGGTGAACACTTTGTCCCATTGTCTCGGAATCATTTCGTATGAGCCGCGGACATCGAACAGTCCCGGCAGGAGTTCCGAACGAATATTTGCTAATGCGACGGGCATTGTTCTCTAGCTCCTTACAGGCCGGAACGAAGGATTTGATTGTTGAAGCGGACAATGACCCAGTTGTAGTTCGTCGTCGGGTCGGAACCGTTGCCGACGCCGGGGAACAGCGAATAGACCACGAAGGGCAAGCCGGAGGCCGTGGTGCCCGTGGTCGTGGCGATGGTCGATTGATCGACCGTCATTACCGAATAGCCTTGGCCGGTCTGTGACGCGGTAAAGCCGCCCGTGGTGTAGTTGATGAAATTCCCGATGTTCGACGAGACGATGGCGGTGGCCAGCGTTGCGACCTTGAACAACGCGCCGGGCGAATCGATCACGTAGGCGGTGGCGTCCTGGGCTGCGGCGTTGCCGGGCCAGAACGGCGACCATTGCGGGGTTTGGCCCGACAGCTGATAAACGCAACCGACGAAGATGCCCTCGATCGGAAGCGTGGTCGATGAATTGCCCTGGATGATATAAGCCGACGTGGCGTTGGCGCGCTGCACGACATCGCCGAATTGGATGGCCGTCGTATTGCTTTTGAGGATGCCGCGCGTCGATTGCTGATAGTCGGCCATAAAGCCGGGGAGGTAGCCCCAATGTTCAAAGCCGAACTGTGATTGAGTATTTGCCACGGCAAACTCCGAGCGGGGTTTTTATGACCCGACCCGGCAGGCGCTGCCAAGGCATCGAGGGGGTGGAATCGAACCGGCGCGGCTCGATCAGATAATGATGGATGAAGATATTATTTGCGGGCGAGTGTCAAGCGGGTTGTGGATAAGTTTTTTGGATCACGCTTTGGGTCACGAGAGGGCCTTCGTGGAAGCAGCACCGGATTCGGTCAACGTCACGCCGCCACGCCAAACGTCGCGGTTTCCAGATCGCTCACGGCAAGCCCGAACGCCGCGAATCGATCGGCCCAGTACGGCGACGTGTGCAATCGCTCGCGCAATCGCGCGATAAGCTGCACCGGCACTCTGCCGTGCAAGCGATATTCGAGGACGCCCAAGAAATAGAGCGCAAAACCGTTTTCTGGCGAGATCACTTCCGACAGCACCGTGAGATTTTGCATCTGTTGCTTGATCTTGACCGGCCGCGTTTCGTTCAAGAGCCGCCGAAAATTCAAATGATAGTTCATGTAGAACCAGATATCGGTTATCTGCTCGCCGGTCGGAATATCGTCTGGCTTGATTTTGGCGAAGGCTTCGCGAAAGCCGAGATGCGCGAGTATCAGACCTTGTTCGATCTCGGTTTGCTTGCCGTAAGAGCCGCCGGCAAAGCGCAACTCCTTCGATCCCACGTCCTGGATAAGACCTTGCGCCACCATCGCATCATAAATAGGCGTATTCGGGAGCGGTTGCAGAGGGCTGATTCGATACCAATCACAGTCCATCTCGCGCGCCACATTGATCGTGTCGTGGACCATGCCGAGGGTTTCATTCGGAAAGCCCACCATCAAAAGGACGGACGTGTGAATTTGCTCATGCTCGCGGAAAATTTGCGCCGCCTCGATGAAGTTTTCGAGCGTGCCTGGTTTTTTGACTTGGCGCAAGATCGTCCGGTTGCCTGATTCCATGCCGATATTAACCGCGATACAGCCAGACTCGGCCATCGCGGCAACAAGAGCCGGCGTACACGACGACGCGATGATGCCGTTGGTGGCGTCCCAGGTGACATCGATCTTTCTGCGGACAATCTCATTGAACATTTGCGTGGCGCGGTGCTCGTCCTTCAAAAGATCGTCATCGAGCCACATGAAGTGGCCGACGCCGTAATCGTTCACCAGCATTTCGATTTCATCGACGACGTTCGTATAGTCGCGTTGGCGCACGCCCTTGCCGTTGAAATTCCGCACCGAGCAGAACGTGCACTGCGCGCGGCATCCGCGATTGGACAACACCGTGGCAAAAACCGTATCCTTGGGCTTGAAGCAATAAAACGCGCCGATCGTGCCGTGCTTGGAATGTTCGGGAATGTCGAGGAGGTCGAATGCCGGGATGATCGAGATATCTTCGGGCACGCAGTCGGCCGTTAGATGGATGCGTTCGGGTTTGTTGATGATGAGTTGAGCAAGGTCGGTCACGGGACGCAGCCGATTCACGGCTTGGACAAAGCGCGGCAACGACTCGTCGGCTTCGCGAAGGAACGCGGCGGAGACACAGGGAATGTCATCAAGCACACGCTCCACGTCGTTCGTCACATGCACGCCACCGATGGCGACAGGAGCGTAAGCCGCGGCGAAGGTGCACACGTCCTTGAGCGACTGATGACTCATGGTGAACATGCAGCCGACGCCGATCAGGTCCGGTGCGGTGTCATAGATGGCCTTGAACAAAGCCCACTTCCACGTCGCCGTGTGGTCAAAGGCCCCGCTTCCCCGCGCCGCCTTGAGCACGATATGATTCAGGTTCAGAATCTGCATATCCACGTCGATGGCGCGAAGCTGTTGCGCCAGCAACGCCAGTCCGTAGGGAGGGTAATTGGTGTAGCGACCGCGCTTGGCGATTTCAGGACGGAACAGGTTGGCATCCGCGTCGGGGGGGTTGACCAGAAGCACGCGGCGGATTTGGCGGGCGGGAAATAGCGCAGAGAGAGCCGCGTCCACAGCGGTTGGGTCATGAGAGCGGAGTGGCGGGGATAGGGTCATCGGTCACCGTTCTATTGAGCTCAAACTACGCCGATGTAAGCGGCCTTAAACCGTTGATAACTATCCTCCAGTACAGCCGCATCCAGATGATCAAAGGCGTTGAACCGTAAATGGGGATATTTCTCTAGGGTTGCCTCATGGCCACATTTGCCATCCTCTGGAACGCCGCGACGCAGTTCTTCGAGGCAAAAGGGGCACACGTCGTTGAACGGATCGAACGCGGTCATTGCCATTACTGTGCCTCCCCCTGATTTTACCATGGTCAGCGTTGACCGCACCGGAATCCCTGCGGTTCCGTGACCAAATCTTAATTCACCGGGAGACGTTCCGCAACACGTCCGCCGAACGATTGCCGGAATCGCCACCGATCGATGCGTGCCACCTTGTAGGCAATAACATCAATCGACGGCGTGAATTTCGTCGCCATACCTCCGGTCGGCTTCAACGACGCCCGCAACGGCCGAGGTTCGCTATAGACGATTTCGGAGAACGGCACCGGCTCAAACGCCATCCGGGCGCCCAACAGGCTTTGCTCTTTGACCATTTGCGCCAATTCCGCCCGCGACACCGCCGGTTGACTGACCAGATGATAAATCCGTCGCGTCACGGGCTTTGTCGCAATTTCCAATAAGCCTCTCGCCGTATCGTTCACGTCCGATACATTGAAAATATTATCCACCGCCATGCGCGCGTTCGGTTTGAGCAGCGTTTCATAGCATTGCGCCACCGGGCAGTGCTGGCCTTGGACCCATCCCACGTTCCATCCCGTGCGCGCCACGACGCCGCGCGGCGTGCACAGCACATGACTTTCCACGGCAGCTTTCAATGCGCCGTAGACATTGAGCGGGCGTCGTGCGGTATCTTCGGAGCAATCCCCCGCTTTACCGTCAAACACCTGGTCGGTAGATAAAAACACCACCCGCGCGCCGGCGTCGTCCGCATCATCGACGAGGTTCTTGCTGGCGTGCAGATTCAAAAGCCACGCCGCTTCCTGATTCGCGTAAATCCACGCAGGAGCGATATAGCCCGCAAGCAGCACCACCACATCGTCAGCATTCAAGTCGGGAACCACGGTGCGCAGCGACGCGGTTCGCATGTCGAACGGCACGAGGCCGTAGCGCACACGGCTTAAAGCGGTGCCAATGGCTGGTACACGCGCGGTGCGGGCCTCTTGGTGAAGCACACTGCCGATGACGCCGGAGGCACCGACGATGATGATTCGGGTCATGAGAGCGGAGCGGCGAGTGAGAGGATTATCGGTCACCGTTGCTCACAAATTATTGCGGCCGACTTCGACGACAACAATCTTGCTCGGATCGACCATTTCGCTCAGCGTCTCGACGGCGTTCTTGTCCCGGTCGTACGGCTTTGATCGCCGCTTCGGCGCGTCTGCCATAGAACGCCAGATCGTGAGTGTAGGCAGCGCGGCCGATCAGGAACGAAATGACAGAATAGATACCGCCAATGTCGCCCAAGAGGCGGCCGGTGGAAGTTCCGAGAACGGCGTGAGTTGGAAATTTCATAGCTTCCCTCCTATTACAAACAACCGCGGTTGACCGCACCGTAATCCCGGCCTCTCGTGATCCAAAGACTACTCCGCCGCAACCTCAAATCCCCGATGCAGATCGCTCGCCGGCTTATTCCACACCGTACAGCCGGAGCACATATCGATCCGATCGCGATTCCCCGCAAGATGGAGTTCGCGCCGCTCATTCTGCAGCTTGCTTTGCCACAACTCCGCGATGGAATGCGTCGCCACATCGCCCAGCGGATGTTTGTTGTTGTAATCGACATTGCACATCGGCACCTTGCCGTCGGCAAAGATCACCATGAGCGACCACAGCGCCACGCAAGGCAGTTTGTTCGGCCTTTCCGGATCAAAGCCAGCCAACTGGCCGCCCCAATTGTGAATATTGAGAAAATAGCAGCGGTCATTATCGCGCAACAACGGTTTCCAATAGGCATAGAACGCCGGAAACTCATCGCGATTGGATTCCTGGCGAATCATCCGCACCCAGATCGAGCATGACGGGCGGATTTTGTCGCGCATTTTGATAAACCGCAGAGCGTTCTTCATCACGGTCTCAAAATTAAGCCGCACGCGGATTGCTTCAAACACGGCCTTGTCGAGACTGTCAATCGACAGCACCACTTCATCGATTCCAGCCTCAAGAATCGCCGTGGCGCGATCCTCGTCCAGCAATTCGACGTTGGTGGAAATGCCGACGTTCTTGATGCCGCCGCCCTTCAATCGCTTGATGCGCTTCGGCAGCTTCTTGTCCAAAAGCGGTTCGCCGTCGCGATAAAGCGCCACGCGCTTGACATCGTGCTTGTGCGCGCAAATCTCCGCCGCGATGACCTCGAACAGCGCGTCGTTCATGCTCGGCGTATGGCGCGTCCAATCGTCGATCGTGCACATCGGACAGCGCGCGTTGCAGGCGTTCACCGTCTCGATCTCGAAATAGAGCGGAAAATCGGAAAGCGACGCGAACGGCCGCTCCGGCGCGATGCGATTTGACAGGTAGGTTTCGAGCGGCGTCATTCCGCCGCCACCGCCTGTGGCTGCTGTTGCGGCTGCGCTTCGACCTGCTGCGCGGGAGGAAACGGCGTCGCCACCTGGAAGATTTGCTTTTGCATCGCCTCTTGCATGGCCGCCTGTGCTTCGGCTTGCGCCTGCTGCTGCGTAATGTGCTGCAGGTAGCACGCCGAATAATCGTGCATCCCGACGTGCGAAATCGGATAGGCGATGGCCGCCCACACCTGACCGCCGCAACGGTTCCAACGGATGCAGAACGATAAATCCTCCGACACGATCCCGCGTTCGGGAATGTCCAGCTTCTCAAAGGCGCGAATCAATCGCGTGGCGCCGGCCTGTTTCATAAGGCTTGCGGCCGGATGAAGATCGAGCCGCGTATCCACGAGTTCGGGAAATTGCTGCAGCATCTTCGTCACAACATCGCGACGAATCAGCGTGCAGCCCATGCCGACGCCTTCCACCAGCATAAAATTACCCCGGCGTTCCGTGGTCGGACCGCCGGAGCCCGATCCCGCCCATGACGTGGGATAGCGCCGTTGCGGATAGATCGTGCCGACCACGGGTTCGTCGAACAAAATCATGTCGAGAACCATTTCGGGCGAAAAGCCCATATCGGAATCGATCTGCAGGAAATAATCGACTTGCGGCATCGTATCGTACCAGATCGTCAGTGCCATCGATCGCAGTTCGGCGATGTCGGGGAATGACAGCGCGGACACTGAGGCATTGATCGCCTTCGCCGCGAGCATCTGTTGCAATTGCAGCGTGGTCAGGAACGTCGTCGTCGTCAGCGTGTTGCCGAAGGCGGGGATGAAGGTGAAAACGTGCTTTGCCATTTTATGCTCGGTTTTGTTTGGGTCACGAGAGGCCGGGATTACGGTGCGGTCAACCGGCGTAAGCGCGAGGAAACGAAACAATCGTATTCGACGGCGACAGCGCCTCGCGGAACGCGCTCGCTTGCGCCTTGTCCATCCCAAAATCGTCGAGCAGATGCGGAATCATGTCGATGGCGCGCTGCTTGATGCGCAGATAGCGCTCGTCTTTCGGATTAAGCCCGGACATCATGTCGAGTTGCCGCGACTGGGCCCGCACGGTGTCGTTGACCCACTTGGAACGGTATTCGATCAGCGGATGATGCCGCAGCAGAATGTCCTTATGCCATTGCGGCGTATTGAAGTCAGGATCATTGATGATCTTGTGCGCTTCGGCGCGGCGCTTGAGATAAGCCGCATCGAACCACGTCGCCCACCAGCCCGGCTCGCGCATTTCCATGGTTTTGCCGGCACCGGATTGGTCTGTCCCCACATCGGCAAACGAAATACGCCCGATCATTCGCCCCACGTCGTCGGTCCAATGGTCGGCAAACCAATACGGGAAATATTCCGGCTGCAGCTTGTTGTCGTTTTTCTCCGCCCATTTTGCGGTATAGGCGATCACGCTCGGAAACGAAGCGTTTGCCATCCGGCCATAGACAATGCCGATGCCGTCAGGAAAACGTAACGCGGCCTCCAGCAGCAATTCGTCGGTATTCGGCGTGATATAAACGTCATCGTCGGACGCATTGAGGTAAAGATCGCCAGGCTCCGACAATCCGCGATTCCATTTTCCGGCTACGGTATCGTCGCGCTTTTTGACGTTGATCGTAATGCGCGGATCGAGCTTGCCTTCGTCGTATGCCGCGCCAAGCATCGCCACCGTAGCGAAGTCGTCCGAATCACACTGCACGATGACCTTGGTATCCGCCCGCGAAAAGCACGCCATGTGGCGCGGCAGCGTCCCCATCAACTGTTGCGCACGATTGCGCGTCGCCACGCTTACAACAAGTCGCGCCATGTTTTACCTCCCTATTTCCAACGTCCAAGGTCTAGCTGTTCCGGCGGCGCCGTAGGCGCTTCCATGACCACACCATCGATCACCATAGGTGGTCGCGCCAATTGCGGCCCGCACTTCACGACACAATAGCCGTCGGCATCATACGTGCCGACAAAATATTTTCGCTCGCTATTGAACGGCATTAAGAGACACGGAGTTCCAACTAACTCGGCAGGGAACGGCATAAACGACTCCTACGATTGGGGACTCAAATAGTGTGTATCCGTTGCACGTTCCACACCGTACAGTGATTTATAAAAATCATCCGCTTGCTTCATCAGGTGCGGGAATACCTCTTTGGTGCAATCAAAACACCATAAATCCTCGCCACACACGCCAACAGATGCACCACCGAAACAGGGTGATACATTAATCTTCCATGCGGTCATGAGTGTTGTCTCGGCACGACATCGGTCACAGTAATATGACGCTGGCACTTCCCGCTTGGCTATTTTTTTATCAAGAAACATCGCACATCCCTTCCACGATTGGGTGACCGTGATGCGGCTATGCTTGCACCGCGAGTGAATGATCCACAACCTTTTTTTGCGACCGCCACGGATCAAAAAAGCTTCCGTTCCATCGCGTCAGTCCGACCTTGCGCGCCACACCGATATCGACGACCATTCCCGCGAAATCCTCAACGTCCTCGCTGGAAATCCGCGAGGGCCGCACGATCGCCGCAGGGACCGTGCGCAGATACGACTCAACATGTGCCTTTTGCCGTCCATAAGCCGTGGCACCAGCTTTCTCCACGGCCTCCGACGAAATGAATACAATAAATGCGCCGGTTTGCACATAATGTTGCGCAATCTCTATCTGCGCGTCCACATTCACCCGCCACGATAACGGATTCGATTCACAGTCCACAAATTTGCTCATCGCGCCGACCAGATAAATCGTGCCACTCGTTATCATCGGCAGATATTGCCAATCGATCGCCGCGAGATCAAGAAACACCGGATCGGGCCAAGATGGAAAGGCGCCGACCTTGCGGCTCGTCGCTTGCCACGCCAAGTGACGGCGCTGTAATTCCTGTCGCAATGCCATTCCGACCAGGCCATCACCCCCAATCACGAAATGCACGGGTCACTCTCCGGGTTCGGCGAGCGGCAAGGACGGCGATGGAATATCGAGCGCCGGATCAATCGACATGCGGAGATTGCCGCCGGTGCCGCGATATTTTGGATTCATCGAGTCCTCGGGCATATTGCGCGCCAGCCCCGCTTTGCCGCCCATCAGCGATTCGTCGCGGTCGCGCATCTGTCGCCGCGCCGCCGCTTCTTCTTCCTGCGCCGCTTCCAACGTCATGCTCAGCGGCCGTTCTTCGAGCCTCATGCCGTCGCGGATGATGTCGCCTTTTTTGCCGACAGGCACGAAGCGGCCGGGATGTCGCTCCGCCGGCACGGGGCGCCAGCCGTTTTCGTACATCTGCATCGCCTGACCGACCGTCAAATCCTCGCGGTTATAGACGGTCACCGTGTTCCATTGGTAGCTGTAGCCCTTGGGAATCAGTTCCTTGGGGATGTGGAATTGATCGATGCCGGCTTGACGATGACGTGTCAGCACATTGCCGTCACGGTCGCGATGCACGACTTTCGCCTCACGCGTCGGCTGGCGCGTCGAACCGCGAGGGCGCCCGCGGCGTGGCGCAGTTGGCTGTTCCGCGGTTTCGAGCGCGGCTTCGTCGATGCTTTCGGCTTCGGTCATGAGCAGGTTTCCTTTGAGATAAGATCGAACAACCATCGAAGCCACAGCCGGCGGGCTACGCGGCGAACAATCACGACTTGCGTTACCGTAACTGGCTGCGGCTTTTCGACAATGATCGGGGACGTTTCCACAATACGCGCGGCGGTTTTGTCATCCCCAATCCGTCTGAATTCCGGCGGGGGCTTGTTCGGATGCCACTTCGCCGGTACTGGCACCCAGCCGTCGGCAAGCATCCTAAAATAGCTTTCTTGCACTTCGCCCAGAACTTTTTTAGCATTCCATTGATAGGTCATCCCCACAGGCACCATGCTTTTTGGAAAGTCAAACGGATCACTGCGTTTAACTGGCGTAAGACTCATGACCGCCTACTGCTGAATGAAATTCATCGGATCGTAGCGGCCTTCTGCGGTCATGGCCTGCTTGCGGCGGGCCATCTCCTGGACCCCGATAGGATCGCCTTTCTTGAACCGCTTCTGCCCCGACGGATCGTCGTAGTTCCACGTCAAGGTGCCGTCGGTCGCCGCTGCGGCCTCGCCTTTGCTCAATCGCACCACGCTTCCGCCTCCCGTGGTTTCACCCGCTGTGGTATTGACCGGCGCAACCGGGGCCGGCTTGGCGCGTGTCTTGCCATTAGTTGCCCCATTCGTCTTGTTGGTTGCGTCCTTCAAACCCAAAAACTTTTCGATATGGGCGAAGTATTCCGGCGTATCCCGCGCATAGCCCTCCGCCACCGCGTCGCTGTCGGCTGCGTTGATCTTCGCGGCGCGCCGCGAATCGGTGCCGAGTGCAAGCGCGCGGGCTTCCACTGGATGCTCGCGGAGCCATTTCTGTGTCTCGGGGGTGCGTGTGGAAAGAAATATTTCAAGCGGATCGCCCTGCGGCTGGCGCTGCGTTTCCTGCTGGCGTTGCTCCGGCTTTTGCGTCTTGGCGATTTCCAGATCGCTCTTGGCTTCGTCGAATCTAACGATGCGTGCCTGCGCCGCCGCAAGCCTCTCTTGTGCCTCGGCGGCGCGCTTCCAGTCGCCCGCCTCTTGCGCGGCAATGTAATCCGCCTTTGCCGCCGCCGATTCCGTCTTGGCAGCTTCCAGTCCGGTTTCGACGGCGCCGAGTCGCGATTCGACTACTTCCGTCCGTGAGGTTTCGACCTCGCGCTCCGCCGCCTGGCGGCCGCGTTCGGCTTCGCCGGCGCGGCGTTCCGCCGCCTCGCGCGCCGCACGTTGGCGCTCGCTCTCAGCCTGCAGTTCGTCGTACTGCGCCTTGAGCTCGGCGACAGGATCGGGCGCGGTCTTCGCCTGGGTCTTTCCCGTTTCGCCTGCGTTTTCTTCCGGCGCGGGCGCTTCGATTTCGACGACAATATCTTCGTCAGCCATTGCGGTCCTCATCATCCTCGCGCGTCAATTGCGCGGTAAAGCCGATTGCGTTAATTCGCTCGTCGCGGCGCAGGCGCGGACAAATAAAACCGTCTCGCACCGGATTGGAATAGCCATAGCACACACGGTTATCCCTTTTGGTCGGACGCCCGCTTGGATGTCTTGTTTTTGGCGCACCATTCACCAGAAAATCTCCGGGTCGGACACGACCATTTTCACGTTGACATCCTCGAACAGCCGGCACGGCACTTCGCGGATGTAAAGTTGCAGTCCGTCGGAGGGGCGAGTCAACACCCAATCGCCTTCTTTCACCGCCTTTCCGTGAAAGAATACGCCGCGCGGCGGATCATCCTTGAACGCGCCGGGGCCGACCTTGATGACGAGGCCGATCGATCCTTGAAATTGGTCTTCCTGCAGGTTCTTGTCGGTGCGGAGAATCTTCGTGCCAGCGTGATATTTTGATCCCGCATAAGTCGTTACCAACACCTGCGAGTGCAGCACTTGTTCATCGGCGATGTTGCCGAGTTCCTTGAGAATCGCCATCTTGGGCGACTTCCCGTCGGACACCGCCTCCACAATATCGCGGAGCTTACCGACCGCATTTGAACGCGCCATTATCTGTCCTTCAATTCGTTTTCGGTTTCGATGCAGATTTGAATTGCGGTCTCAATGCCGCGGATTTCAGCGGCGCGTGATGGCATCTTGTCGTCCGGTAGGAGCACAATACCGTCCAATAATTCAGCGCGGCGGGCTTCCAGCTTGGCCTTGACGGTATTCGCAAGGCGCGGATGATCGGGCGCGAAGAATGTAACGGCGGAGGGGCGTTGTGTCATTTGGACTCACTGGATCACGAGAGACAGGGATTACGGTGCGGTCACCAACAGCTTGTCGCGGTCAAAAACAACAGCAACAAATTCCCAGTTAGTGCCCGGCACTTTAAGCTCCATCATCCCTCTGGCAATAGCTATCAGTTCGTTCCTTATCATTAGAGCGGATGGTGTTGGGCGACGACAAAAACTCACTCGGAATCGTGCGGTGATTTGAACGATCGCGCGCGTCCACCAACAGCCAGTACAATGTGTACATTTCGATCACCATATTCCACTCAATCACGGATAGCAGTCTTTTCGAGCCTTCTTCGCACCAAGTAGAAGTAATGCCCGTGCTTCATTTAGATCATACCGCTCAAAATCCCCGGTATCCTGTGACGCTGACGCAATATTTTTAATTCGCTTCCATGGCCGTCCCTCACTATCGATATACACGGTGATCGGGACATGCTCCAACTGTGGACTCCAACAATAAGCTGGGTGACCCGGAGGTATTTCGCAGATCGTCTGCTTCGTCACGGCACGCCTCCGTTTGCGCTCATCACGCCTTCGCGTAATCTCGCGCCGCGCGACGTTCCTTGAACAGCCGCGCTTTGGCGCCGCCGCCGCCGCCCGGCATCTCCGTAGCCGGAGCGACACCTTCCGGCGATTCGACCTTACCGCCATGCGCACGTTTCTTCACGCCACCGCCGGCCCAGAACGTCACCACGCGACCGCGCCCGATATTGGCGCCGTCGCTTTTGCCGTCGGCGTGCTGGACTTGCGTGCCATTCCGATTGCCGTCTTTCCAGGCTGGGCCATCCTTGACCGATCCGCCGCGCGCACGTTGCGGCTTCGCAATCATCGGGTGACCGCTCATGACCCTTTTCATCTTGCCGACAGGCTCGCTCGGATCGGCCGTTCCAGAAGAAATCCTGCCACCCTTCGCTCGAATTGGCACGGCGCCTGGAGGTGGCATCGGCATACCTCCACCAGGAGGCATCGCGCCCTGCGGCGGCGGCATCGGGGGTGCCATCGGCGGCCGTGGCGGCATCGGCGCCCCACCGGGAGGCATCATCCCCGGCGCTCCGCCCATGGCGTGGCCCGGCGTGTTGATGACGTTGACGACAGTCCCCTTGCCCTTCGATTTGGTACGGCCGCCCCGCGCGCGCCGGTCCATGCGATGCTTGGACTTTTCGCCCTCGATCTTTATGGCCGATTTCTTCACCATGCGTTTGACGAGTTTCTTGTCCTGTTTCTCGTCCTCATGCACAGCGCCGCCCGATGCGTAGCCCTTGATGCGCTCGGGCACGCGGCGTTTTTCGACCTTGTGCGCGCGATGTTCAGAATGAGGATGTGCCATTTATTTGCTCCAGATTTCAGGTGACCGATTCCGGTCTCTCAACCGCCCAAAACTCGCGTGACACAAGAGGCACCGCGCCGGCCGCGTCCATCTCGGCAACAATCTCTTGGTGTGTCGCCTCGCGCCATTGAAGCGGTGGAAACGCTCGCAGACCGTTTGGGGTAAAGAACGCCTTGCCGACCTTGCGGTATGGCACCCATTCATCGTGGATTTTGCCCATCGCATTACACTTGCGCAAGTAGTTCGATTGCTCCGGCGTCACGAGCTACCTCCATTTCCACCGCCCGAATCAGCCGTCGCGGGAGGCTGCAACGCTTGATGCACATTCAAGGCATGTTCCGCAAGGTCCATCTGGCGGTCATGCACGCCTTGCACAGCCTCCAAACCAGCGGTCTTTTGCGCGTTCGCGGCGTCCGCCTTGTGGATAACCATTTCCTTGGCAAGATTGACCGTAGCTATATTCTGTTCGGTGGCGAGTTCGGCCTGTTTGATTTGGTTTTCCTGCTGCGCATTTTGCGCATCTGCTTGCGCCTTTTGCGCGCCCGTCGTGGCCTGGGTCATCTTCGCCTCCGCGGCGATCAATTGCGGATTCGGCTGCGGCGCGGCGGCAGGCGGTGCCTGGATCAATCCCGCCGGGTCTTCGCGAATCACCGCCAAGATGCGCTGCAAGGTTTCGGTCGGATTCATGATCGGCGTGAATGCGGGAATAGCGATCAATTGCGCGAGCGCCACGCCTTTTGCCACACGATGAATGTGCGACGGCGTATTGGGATCGGAGCGCGGCACCAAGTTACAATCGTTTAGCGCCTGCAAGAACTTTTGCTCGTTCCAAAAATCCTTGCCGCAAATCTTATTGGACTTCCAGAAGTCCTCCGGGTTTTGTTTGAACAATTCGACAATCAATTCGATTTCCTCGGCCTGGGCCTGGTGCATGCCTTTGAACGCCGCCGACATGACCTTGGTTGCCTGCTCGATCTGCGCCATCATCGTGCCGACCGGGACGTTTTGAATGCCCTCCGCCGTCGGGGTATCGGCCACGCCGCCGACGGCTTGGGCTTGCGACGTAATCTTGTCGATCAGCGCAAGAAGGCCCGGCGTCACGTCCTTGTAGGGCAAGCCCTGAATCACTTGATTGATCGGCTGTCCATTCGTCTCGATCGGCATGAACGTGCCTGCGGCCAAGCGAAAGTCCGATGTGTTTTGTCGCCCTCCCAGTTTTGAAATCACCCCCGACGGAAAATTCGCATACATGCCGGCGTCAAGCGCCTCGCGCCACGCCGCGGTCATCGCCATTGACGAGTTACCCAGAATATTCAGCATCCCCGTGCCGTAGAATCCAGGTCCAGGCACATACGGATATTTGACGTACATCCGCTTGCGCTCGCACTCGTCGTCATCCTCTTTCCAGTCGCGGCGAATCGCAAGAATCTCTTTGGAATCCTTGTCCATCGTTACGATATAGGGCAGCGGAATACCTTCGTCCTTGAACTTGCCGGGCGCGTACTGACGCAGATCAAGCTCGCACTGCGTTTCCCACAAATTGTACGGCTGGTCTTCCGGCCGCCTCTGATTCGTTTGCGTACCTTGCTGCTGTTCTATTTGCTCATTGACGGCATTAGGCGCCGCCGCCATCGGCTGCGGTAACGACACATCGCGATAGGCGCCGAGCAATTGCATGCGTTTCATGACCGAAGGACGCATCTGAATTTCGTGCGTGATGCGCGAGCACGAGCGCAAATCCTTGATGGTGTCAGAGACGATCAAATCCTTCGCATCGACGCTTTCCGAAACTGGCCGCCGGCGCATCGGGCAGCGGTAGACTTTCTTAAATCCCGATCCTCCAAAATAGGTACCCCACAACAGCATGTGCGACGTGTCGGGATAATATTCCGACGCCGTCGTCGTCAGATAATAATTCATGTCGCGCTCGAACGCTTCGGCCAGTTCATCTTCGCCCTGCGTATCGGCACCGTCGTTGCCATCGTCGGCTATTTTAACTGGACCTTCGGACGGCAACAGTTCGGCTTGCGCGTTTGCCCATCCCTTCAAAACCGCTTCAAGCAACAGCGGATTGGTGACCGTCGAAAGTCCTTCGACTGCCGCAGACGTATCGGCCGCGTTCGCGCGCGGTTCCTTGATCTCCAGTCCGAGCAGTTCGATGCCGCGGGCACGGATGGCAAGATAATTGGCGCGCGATTGATTGTCGGCATTGACCTGGTCCCAAAGTTCGACAGAAATTTTGCCGAGTTCAATGGCTGGTATTCGTTCGGCGAGATTTTCGTAAAATGGATCGTCGTCCGCGTCTGTTGCTTTGGGACGCCGCGCGTCCAACTGCACGATCACGCCACCATCGTCGGCCGGACTTGTGACGGTGCCGGTCACGGGATCGACGCTCTCCACGTTGTCGTCATCGTCAATGACGACGGAAACGCCTGAGACTCCCGCGGCGTCAGCCATGGAAGTCACTTTCGGCATCACGAGAGGTTGTGCCGTTTGCAGCACCGGATTCGGTCACCGTTACTCCGCGCGACGTTGACCGTACCGTAATCGCTCCGCTCTCGTGATCCAAAGTCATTGCAAACTAATCCCCGCCATCACTCTGCGCTTTTGTCCATACCGCATCCGATCATTAAACGCCTTCCAACATTTCTGGCACAAGTCATGATCGGGTTTAGGTGCTTTTATCATACCGATGCGTTTCGATTTCCGCGCGACAATCGAGCGACCGCATTCGCAAACCTGTCGCGGCATGGCATCACGCAGGGTTGTCTTCCGTAAGCGTCTTTTCGTGGTTCTTGGCTTGCGCCTTGACATCGGCAAACGTAAAGCCGCGCGAGACTTTGCCGGCGACGAGACGCAGGTGTTTGATTTCGGCAATGGCTTCACCAAGCATGACCGCTAGCGGCCCTTCGTGGTCCAGGCTCTCCTGCCGTAACGAGGCGCGATAGGTTTCGAGTTGCTGGACGATGTCCGTCATGATTTGAGCACCCGTTTGAGGATAGTCGTTTTCAAGTCGTCGCACGCGAGGTTGAGCGCGCCCGCCTGGGTTCCAGCCATCACCGAAGCAAATCCGTTCGCCATGCAGCACACGATAGCGATCGTCGAAAACTTGCCGCGCCGCGCTTCGGCCAACGCCTCCTCCAGAAGATCGACACACGCCTGCTGATCGTCGGACAATTCGGCTTTTGGCACAATAAGAGTCGGTTTGTTCACAATCTCACCATGAAAAATTCGGCGGCCATTGGCGACCGCCAGTCTAGGCGGGTTCTCGACAGGTACGCTACGCGGCGGATGATAGGCACTAAATCAGACCGGATACAACGCCTTCATGCGCGGCCTGTGCATGACGCGCTCGCGTTCCTCGTGATGGACCTCCTCCTGCGTCTGGGCAAGGCCTGTATCGCGCAGATATTTAAGCGCCTGCGTCATGGAGTCCACCAGGTCGTCGTGGCGCGACCGCGGAAACATCTCCGCTTCCTCGATCACCATTTCCGACCACTCCCGATCGGGCGCCCACACCAAGCCCTGGGAGAATGAGGGTTGCACGGCAAGCGCACGCGCCACCTTGTCGCCCTTCACCGGCATAAGCTGAATAGCCCAATCCTGCAGCCCGAAGCGGTTCTGCAATTCCTGCGCTGCACTGATTCCCGACGCCTTGGCCTCGATCAACAGCTTGTCCACTTTGCGGCGGTTGCAGGTATCCTCAACCCACTCCATCAAGCCCCAATCCTTTGACGTGCGCGAGCGAAACATCGCCCGCCGGCGCTGCACTTCGCTTTGCGCCATGCCGGGCAGCAAGAGTTCATTTGGCAATCGCTCAACCCGAACCGCGGAAAACGCCAAATGCTTGCGCCACGCATCGACCAGCATGATCCCGCGCTTCCCTTCTTGCGTGAACACGCCCCACACCGTCATGGCCGAGGGATCGTTTTCTTCGTCCTCGGTATACGCGCCATCCAGCGAGGCGATAAGATAATCGAACATCGGAAACTTGCCGTCGTCGGGCGCCCACAACTGCCACCACTCACGTTTGAAGATGCCTTCGCCGCGCGGTACCGGCGCCTGCTGAAATTGTGAGCTCCAACTATAGGGACCCATTTCCGCGCGCAGCCGGGCAATGGCATCTTCCGAGAATCGCTCGGTCCACGCCGGCTCGTTATCATTGGCGTCGGGATCGTCTTCATCCGCGCGCGGGTCCGACCAGCCAATCTGATTGGTGACGAGATTACCGTCTTTATCGAAGGCTCGACTCGGATCGAAAAACCACGGGATGCACAAATGGCAATAATTGAATTCAGGCGACAGCGCCACGCCGGACACGTCTTCATAGTGAACGCGCTGCATGATGATGATGAGCGCGCCGACATCGAGATTATCGAACCGCGACGACACCGCCTCGCGAAACCACCTGATCGTCTCGTTGCGCACACGCTCCGATTCCGCTTCCACCACCGAATGCGGATCGTCGATGATGACGCGCGTCGCGCGCTCGCCGGTCGCGACACCGCCCACAGAGGATGCGAGCTTCCATCCGGTGCGCGTATTCATGACCTTGATCGTGGTCTTGTTGCGCAGCACGACTTTGCCTAATTCGTCGCGTTCCTCGAAAGGCACTTCTTCGGTTTTAATTTTTGTTTGAATCGGCCCGTATAGTTTCTGATATTTGGACGACGTAATCAGCGTGCGAAACCGATCGTTGTCGCGTTCCGTCAATGATGCGGAATATGAAAAAGAAATGTAACGGTAATGCGTGCGCTTCATCGGTCCCCATTCCCAGGCAGGGTAAAACACTTCGGTCATCAAACTTTTCATGGCGCCCGGAAACACGTTGATGAGTACGCGATTTATTTCACCGAATGTGACGGCCTCCAAATGCTCACAAATGGCCCACAGCACCCACCCATCAACAAACGGTGTTTCCGGCTCCAGCACGTCCCAGAAATAGCGCACGAACGCGATCAGGCCGCCTTGCCGCACGCCGTTTTCATCGTACCAGCCGCGCTGCGATTGCTCGCGTTTGGCCTCGCGGGAGCGATACTCGGCGAGCAGTTTGCCGAAGCGTTCAAGCTTGGTGCGGGCGAATGGGGCGTTCATTCGTCAAGCCACGGAATTTCCCATGCGATAGTTCAGGTCAATTTCAATTCCCAGTTCCTTCGCCTGCTGCGCGAGTTGCGCGATTAATTCAGCATCCGTCAAACGCCGCAAATCGCCATCGTCGCGAGAGACAATACCGATTCCCAAAAGCTTTCTCAATTCCTGATTTGCCGCCATGCGCGAGTAAGCCTTAGGCACCACACGGCCGCGCTCGTCGATCGAACAGGCCTCGATGCACCGCTGTGCGTCTTCTGAAAGCTCCGACAACAATTTCGGCCGCTGAATTTTCTTTTTCAGCGGTTCGCCGTCCTCGCCGAGAATAGGATTGCCCTGCTTATCGGTGCGATCGACCTCCACCGTCTCCCACAAATCCGCGTAATTGAATTCGTGCATCGACCACAGCACTTCCTCCAGCCGCCGGCGCTTTTGCTGTAGGATTTCTTCCTCCTGCCGCGACAAATAGGCTACGCGATCTTGGATATCGATGCGCGCCAGCAAGCGTGATGCGTTGCCTTCCGCAGTGTGATCCGTGGTTGCCTTGAACCGGCAGGAGCGATAGGCCTCGCCCTTCGGCCGCAATTGGGCGATCAGCCAGCAGAATCGCTCGTGGCGCCGATTGCGCAGTGGATTGGCACCGGGCAACGCCGAAACCGGCACCAAAGCCGTTGATTTATCGAGGTTTTCCGGCTCGGTTACGGCGTCCATTGTGCGGATTCACAACGATTCACTCCGCCACAATCGGCGGTTCTTCACAAGATAGCGCATTTTGCGGGGAATTTCTAGCCTCGCCGAGAATCGCGTCGTCCCGGCGCTTGCTTTCGGGGGTTCCCGGCACGTCGTAGTTCTGCCCGCTCGCACAAACGCGGCGACGCACAACGCCGCGGTCAAGTGACTCGCGGCGATCGGCGGCCCATTGCGCGCGCTCGGCGTCGGAGATGGGCAAAAGGCCTGAGTAAAATCGGTCAGCCATACGCTTTCTTCTTTTTCGGCTCCGTTGATGCACCCGCTCTATAAAACCAATTGCCGCCGCCGCCAAGGCGGAACTCGACGGCGCGCGCGGATCCGTTTACTGCCACATCATCGCGGCTGTAGTGGTGCCATTCGGCAAGCCCATGGTCACACCAAATCCACTTGTGGTCTCCGCTTATGCTCAAATGCCGGGGTTTGGGTAAAGGTTTCTTCCCGCCAGACTCTTTATGATTGTATTGGTTACTTGTTTCGGCGTGATATTCTTCAATCCCCAAAGGCAGTTGCGGCAATGGTTGGCCCGCTTTTTGGCCCGCTTTTTGGCCCGGTATGGCTTTGACTGCAGCCTGATAAACGTCGTATTTACAAATGGTTATCCTCGTTCTGGCATAGCCCGGAATAGGCCCGTTTATCGTACCGTTTTTTGGCCCGTTTTGCGCAGCGCCGAGCGAAACCATTGATTCTGCTGCTAATCTCTCAAGAAAACGATCCACTTTTGATTTGGTCCAGCGCCACGCTTTCGCCAGTTCGCGCCGAGTTATGCACAGTTGACCTCGCTCATTGTGCATAACTCCGAACTTGTTCCGCGTACCGGACCGCTTCCAGGCCGCGGCCTCAATCAGCCATTGCCAAGCTTCCAAACGGGACAGAGGACGATTTGTCTTGAACAAAGGATGATCGATAATCCCCCGCGCAATCGCCACATAACCGCGCTTAGTGGGCTTCATTCCCCGCCCCTGCAGACCGGCGCCGCAGCTGCGCCGAGCCACACCGCGCCCTCCGGCGTGCGCCATTCGTGCCACGGGTTGGCGTGCGGCGGCATTACGGTGATTCGCATCATGCCGCAGAAATAGCAGGATTTAATGTTGCGGGCGTTGCCGTCGATCGCGTCGCAGGCAGCGATTCGCTTTTCGTTGTCGTGATCCCACCGGTGGGAGCGCGCCATCGCCGGGATGATTGTGGGAAGGTCGTTGGAGGGGAGGAGTGTTTGAGTCATTGTGTGGGTCACGAGAGGGAAGCGATTACGGTGCGGTCAACCTTTGTTTGTTTGGTCGCCATTCATGCGTGAGCGCGCTTAAGAACGGCACCAAACGTGTAGGGTGCCCCCTGGCACGGGAAATCCATTTGGCAGATAAGTCCAACGCCGCTTGGTCCGCTGCGCCATAAATCATTCCAAGTCGTTCCAATAGACTTGAGGTACTGTCCAACAGCGCAGTTATCCCTGTCACGCCAACAATATTTTTTCTCCGGATTCTGTTTCTTGACCCAGGAAATGAAGCCTTTGTAACTCGGAGTTCTCTTTGCCATAGTTTACTCTGCCGTTATCACCGACTCAAATGCGTTGGCGCGGGCCGCGCATCGCGTTGTGCTGAAACATCGTCCACACAAACCGCGCCGCTCGATCCAGTGAAAGATCGCGCCATCATTTCGCGCGCAAAGTGCGTCGGCGAAAACGGCGTATGGTCCTTGACGACGCCCTCGTGAAAACTTTCGAGCCCGGCGCGCTTCGCGGCGCGCATCGCTTCGGCGAAATTGTCGTCCATCTCGCGAACCTGCCTATAGGTGAAATAAGCGCCCTTGCCGCCGTCCCATCCGTCTTCGTCGTCCATCGTGTTTCCTCGTTGCTTTATGGCGTGAGTAGATTGCAGCGTTGGGTCATGCGAGCGGAGTGTGTGACGAGAGAATCATCGGTCACCGTCTCGCTTTGCACAGTCGCGGTTGACCGCACCGTACCCACATATCCCTCGTGACCCAACTCTTTCTTCACGGCTTGGTCTAACTCCTTCCGCCACCGCATCACCCGCTCTCCCGCCGCAACGATAGTAGCATGGCGCCCTTCGTAGCTCTTGGCGAATGCAACAAACAAATAATCAAACGACGCCTTTTCAAGCTCACGCTCGGCCTCTTGACGCCACATCGCTGTCTCCACGGTTACGCACCAAAAAATCGGGAATGTCGATGACTTCGGAAAGGGACGAACCCGCGCCGTCGGGGTGAGTGGCTGGGGGAGGCTGAGACGGCGCGGGTTCTACCGCCACGGGGCTCTCATGATCCGCGGCGGGTTGGTGATTCTTCTTTTGAACGGGATGTTGCGTGAAACAATGGGTGTCATCGCCATAAGTAAGTCGCTCGCGCTGGCCGGGCGGAATCCAAAACGGCGGCTGCGGCGCGCGATCTTTCAACCAAACAAGCCAGCAGTAAGCGGTAGCCGTCGTTCCGTTTGGATTCCATTGGCCTTTGCAGAGATTGACGCGTTCAACAAAAAAAGCGCAAAGCGTCGGTGGCGTATCGCGAAATATCTGCTCGTAACGCTCGATTCCTTCGACCGCCCATTGCGATCTGAAAAACATCGCCACGTTGTCGGCCACGGTTAATGCACGATCGACGAATTGCAATGCTTTTTCGCGGAACGGAGGATTTGTTATGACCCACTCTGTCGTTTTTCCGAGCTCAATTGGTTCGAGAAAATCTTTTACGGCCCCATACCCCCATTCGTATTTATCCGTCGCCGTGACGCGCTGGGAATATTCGCACAAAACCTCTGCCATGTGCCCGAATCCGCACGCCGGCTCCCACACGAGGCGCAAAGGCAATTCGACTCCCAGATGCGGCAGCACGCATTCCATAAGCGCCCTGGTAGCCCACGGTGGAGTCGGGAAAAGATCGGCCGAATCGCCAGGCTCCAGACGGCTACCCATGATCGATCGTGCCCCCCCGACTTCGGTCGCATGATCGGCGGCGATATGCTCGCATTCAGCCGTTATCATAAGCTCAAAATCCCGTTCGGGAATTTCGGCGCGTTTTTTTGCCTTGGCCGCCAAAGTTTTATCAACGCCAGCTTCCTCCAGCGTCGGCCGCGAAAAATCCTCACCATCGGATTTTTCTTTTTGACGCCCCTGCCGGAACAAGCCGGCTTTTTGCGCCTCTTGGATCACTTCGCCCAAGCGCCGTTCGGCGCGCATTTGAAACGCGGTGGCTTGGGCGAGCAAGACGTGGTCCTTGATCTGCTTCGCGCGCAGCTTGACAAGCTCAAATTCGTCCAAAAGCGGCAAAACCTCATCGATCTGTGTGGCTTCCGCGAGCGCGGCACAAGCGCGATCATATTGGGCAAGCGTCGTCACGCCACCGCCCCCCAAGGCAAAGTGCGGCGCACCATTTTCAGCGATTCGGGGTCGAGGTCGAATATCGGCCGGTGCGACCGCTCGAAAGCCTTGATTTCATAGGCAATTCCGTCCGATTCATCCCACCCGTCCAAATGCGCCACGATCAGCACATCGCAACGGTCCATCATTAAGTCATTGAAAAGATACCATATTCCGAGGTCGAGCGGATCGAGATTACTGTGGGTCGAAATGGCGTGGCCGTGAACGATCGGCGAAAAGCATTTAACGCCGGATGCCACGAGCCGCGCGGTCAGCCGGCAGGCATCGTAAAACGCAGCGTTAAGCCCGGCGCGGTATTTTGTGTAGGGGGTCCCAAGATAGGCCAGCGTCATGATTGCCCCTCCAAAAGCTTGCCGAGGGCGGACTGGGGCAGCGGCGGGTCGCCGAATAGCACCATGGCGCGGGTGAGAGGAACCGATTCGCGGCGCGCACGGTCGGCTAGAACTTCGGGAGGAGGTGGTTCTTGGGGGGTGGAACGGAGGAAATCGGGGGGGATATAGCGGTGTTGGGCGTTGACGCGGGCGCGATGTAACCGGCGCCGTTCGGCGGCTATGGCGGGAGGAAGCGGCATCACGAGAGGCCCCACCGGCTGAGAGACCGGAATCGGTCACCGTTGCGTCGGTACAGCATCATTCGGCGGCCTCGAAAAACCAGGAATCGCGCCATTTAAGTCCGCGAATCAAAGCTTCGGCGCGAATTCGGTCCATTTCATCGCGGCTAGGCTCGGCATCCCCGCTTTCCCACCGCGAAACGGTGGCTTGATTGACCAAGGCAATAGCCGCCATGGCGGCCTGCGAAATGTGGAAAACCTCCCGCCGTATGTATTCCATTGGGCGCATAGCCCATTAAATGCACAGACGCATAGGGTTGGCAAGGTTCCGGTGGATCACGAAGTTGTGATAATAAGGCGGCTGTTTTATGTTGCTCCGCATAACAGGCTATGCGAGAGTGCATCATCGCACAAAGGGAGTAGCAGATGGACCCCACCGAACACGATCCGGCACGCGAAGCTGCCGACGATTTCAAGGAACTCGCCCCGATGGGCAATTCTCCTGTCGCGCCGGCCCATGTTGTGGCCTCTATCGCCCTCAATATGGCGATGAAATACCACGACATGAGTATCGTGAAAGACGGCGCGCTTTACCAGCAATACAAGCTTGAAGGCAGGAATATCCGCACAATCGGTCTCGATGATATTTTTGCCGACGCCGTGAGGATCGAAGCATGGCTTCTCGGTTCGTCTGATCGTATCGCTAAACTCATTGTCGATGCCATCAACGACGGTCCCGAGGGCGACGAGTCATCCGGCGATTCGACTCCATCGGCCGAAGGTTGACCGCACCGTAATCACTCCGCCATCGTGACCCAAAGGGAGCGCACCATGTCCGACCTGTTAGGCAAATTCTTCCGCGATTTGGAAGGCACCTTCACCGCTATTCCACCATCGTCGAAACTGGCGTCGCCGACTTCCCAAAATCCGATCGCCAAGGCGCACTTCGCGATGATTCGCGAACTGGCGCGGATGCACGTTCCGCAGATCGGCGTCTCGCCGGAGCCGGAGGAATTCGAGGATACCGCGGACTATCTGTTGCGGGTGGCGGCCGTGGTGGATGCGTTCGTGCGCGAGGTCGGCTTGGAAGTGAAGTGCAATGCGCTTTGTTTGGTGGACCTCAAGGATTTTGAAGGCGTGCTGCTCAATGGCATGGAAGGCTATTGCCTGGCGTCTATCGACCAGGCGGCCGAAGCGGCAAGAGAAGCGCAGAACGAAGGCGACGCGGGAGATCGGCGGTACGACGAGGCGCGGTGGTAGCCTTTGTGTCACGAAGCCGCAGGGATTCCGGTGCGGTCAACCGAGGTTGTTTGTAATAGGAGCCGAGAGTGAAGATAGCGCAGGCAATTCAGATTTGGTTGCTGTTCGGTATTATAACAAGCATCAGCTATGTGAGCGCCGTTCAGCGATCTTGCGGTTTCTGGCCGCCTAGTGATCGGGTAATTATCGCTGCAGTGGCCGGTCCAATGTACGGCGTTGTGTTTGCCTTCGATCCTCCTATCGAGTGCAAAGGCATGTAGTGGAAGTGAACGCGATCCCTTCCAATAGGCAACGAAACATGAAACAACTTCATCCATTTTTATGCGGCATGATCGTTTTTTTGTTACTGTTATATTTAGGGTGGATGCTTGCCAAGCTTCCTTCCCCGGCAGAAGATTTGCTTCATGCGCTTGTGTACGCCACGGCGGCTTGTGCGGTTGTTGCGTTAATTATTTTTTTGTCACTTTATACCTTTCGGAAAACAAAATAGGGTGACCGATGACCCTCTCCCCCTCACTCCCCTCTCGTGATCCAACGGACTTCTCTACCTCCTACGAACTTCTATGGGCCTGTTTCCTATCGGGTCAAATCAACAGCCGCCAATGGAACGAACACTTGCAAGACGAACACTTCGCGGCGTGGGTCGAAAAACAGGAAGGTACGCGTCATGCTTGAACAGAAATATACGCGCGCCGAGCAGGAAATGGCAGAACGCGACGCCTACCCCGACCGCTTTGCTACTGCAGGCCACAACAATCCGCCTAACGCCATCGACTCCGCCCAGGAAGCGATGGCTGAGCTTGCCAAGTTTGCCGAGGACAATCCCGCCATTCAGTCTTTCGCCGAGGCCAAGCTTTACGCCGGCATGATCGAGCGCACGCGCGTTGCCATGCAGGATTTGGAGAACGAGCGCGAGCCGCAAGTGCGCCCGCTCAATGCGGCGCTTAAGGCCATCAACGACCGCTATCGCTTGGTGCGCCAGCCCCTGGAGAAGCTTTACGATCTGGTCAAGGCGCGTCTGACCAAATACAACAACGCGGTGGAAGCGGCGCGTTTGAAGGAAGCGCAGCGGTTGCGCGAGGAAGCCGAAGCGGCCGAGCGCGCAGCCCGCAAAGCCGAAGCGCGTGAGAAAGATGCTATGGCGTGTGCCGACGTGGGCGAATGTACCGATGTTGGCGGCGCCATCGCGCAAGCCGACGTGGCATTCAAGGGCTATCAGAAAGCCGACCGCGCCGCGGCAACCGCCGAGCGCAACGTGCCGGTGCGGATTGCGAGCGTCATGGGCGGCAAAAGCCTCTCCATGCGAACGACCGAAGTCTTTATCGTGGAGGATGCCTGTGCCGCCATTACCGCAATGGGACTATCCGAAGCTGCGCGCCAACAGCTTATTAAGGACGCAAAGCGATTCCGCGAAGCTACTGGCGAACTGCCGGAAGGTATCACGTCGCGCTTTGAGCGGAGTTTTTAGGGGTCACGGAACCGCAGGGATTACGGTGCGGTCAACCACGTCGGAACGAGCAAACATCGGAAGTGGACGTAAATGACAACGCGTGAGAAACTGAGCAATTTGCAAATTGTCGTCATGCGCTCATTGGTGAAGCGCGGTGGCGCATACACGCCGATTTCGCTTTTAGCGTGGCAGCGAAGATCGACGTTGAATCTTTGGCATCGCGGCTTTGTCGAGATTTGGTATAAACAAGCAGCGGGGGGGCAGGGAATCGGCCACCCAATCTTTGCGCGGGCCATTTTATAGTTTAACCATCGCTGGCGCGGATTTGGCGCAGCGATTTATATACCGTGCGCCTCGGCGGTTCTCAGGGGCAGGAGAAACGAAGTGACCAGCCATCCTAATCGCGGCAACAAAGAATGTGCTGTACTTGTGACGACATCGCACCGAGGGGTATTCTTTGGCTACGCCAAAGATATTGAAGGCGACATCATCAAACTTCGCGCAGGCCGGAACTGCCTTTATTGGAGCAGCGACGTGAAGGGGTTCGCTGGCCTAGCGGCGACCGGACCGAGCCCATCATGTCGCGTTGGACCTGCGGTGGATATCCAGCTTCGCGATATTACAAGCGTTTCTCTTGTCACCGCCGAGGCCGCAAAGGCATGGGAGGCGGCACCATGGAAGTAACTTCGCTAAATGTTGTTCGGGGCGAAGCCCCGAACCCCGAATCATTTTGCTCCGGCTCCGGCGACGGCTACGGCTCCGGCGACGGCTACGGCTACGGCTACGGCGACGGCTACGGCTACGGCTACGGCGACGGCTCCGGCTCCGGCTCCGGCTCCGGCTCCGGCTCCGGCTACGGCGACGGCTACAGCTACGGCTCCGGCTCCGGCTCCGGCTCCGGCTCCGGCTACGGCGACGGCTACGGCTCCGGCTCCGGCTCCGGCTACGGCGACGGCTACGGCGACGGCTCCGGCGACGGCTACGGCTACGGCGACGGCTACGGCGACGGCTACGGCTCCAAAGAATATTGGCTGGCCACTATCGACGGCTTCGCCGCGAAGTGGCCAGAGACTTTCCAAAAACGGCTCAGTGAACTTCGTAAGCTTGGCCTCACTCTGGCGTTTTGGAGATCAGACAATAAAGGTCAGCCGTCAAATGGGGGTAAACGCGTTGAAGCCGCGGCACCGGGCGTTATTCACACCACACTTGGACCCCTTAATCTCTGTAACGTCGGCACACTTCACGCCACACTATTGCCGCCGAAATGGAACGGTGAGCGATGGTGGGTTGTGGCCCTTCACGGCGAAGTTGTTGGTAACGAAGAAAAGTACGGATGTCTAAAGCGCGAAATCATCGGCGAATGTCTTTAGTCCTTTTATTGCAGCGAAACGTTGACCGAATCCGGTAACGCCAACGGCACAACCTATCGTGATCCAGAGAATGATCCAAAGGGAGCACCAACCATGACACAGACCGCAACCATTGAAGTGAAGCACGTCTATCCCCCGAAAGACGGCAAACAGTACGGTGCGATCCGCGGTGCCAACAACGATTCCTATCCGGTCAAGAAAGACCGCATCCACGAATTTATGCCGGGCAACCGCTACGAGATCGCATGGACCGAGGGCAATAACGGCTTCAAGAACATCATCGGCGTCAAGCCGCTCAATGTGCCGGCGCCGCAAGCGCAAGGAACATTTTCCGCCATTCCGCCGCAGACCAACGGCCACGCTCATGCGGCCACTCAAGTTTCCAAGTCGGAAGAAATCTTCGTCTGCGGCGGTCTCTATCGCGACATCGAAAGCAATCGCGTCGGCGCATCGGAAGATGAACTTGTCGAGCGCACGATTTTGTGGCGTAACGTGTGGCGTCGTGCGTTTATGGATGCGGTGTGATAAGCACCGCGTGACCTGCGGCGGCGGGATGGCGTGCTCCCCGCTGATGGCTCGCCGCCGCAGGAGCTTAGGAAAGCGATGGGTCACGAGAGGGGAGGGATTACGGTGCGGTCAACGGATCATCTTAAAGACCGCTGAATGAGGACAACAATGTATACTTGGGGTACAGAGAAGGATGGCCACGCTTACCTTAGCGATGAATGGCTGCGCACTCTTGATAATAGTTCTCTTGATCCGTGCCCCGCAGCGGCCGAAGAAATAAGGTATCTGCGAGCGAGCAATGACAACTTGCGCCGGATGCTAAAAACTATGGTTCGCGGTTGGAAATATGCCGACCTCACAGAGTCAGAATTTATTGACGCTTGGGGGGCGTGTGGTGGAATCGACACACTACCTCCCACAGAGGGCGGTGAAAAATGAGCAGACAAAAAGTTATCGATGGCCTCAGGGACGCCGTGTCCGGTAATCTGTCACGAGTCACCATTGAGGGTCAGGTTTGGCAGCGCACATCGGCCGATCCAAACCCGATCCCACCGTTTTACTGTTCGCGCACGTTGCTTGGGTTTGCTGGCGGACCAGATCTCAATCGCATTACGCTCCAAATGCCGGGTCGCTATCACGACAGCAACCAAATCGTGCTATGCGAAATGAATGCAGCGCGCACCGACGATGACATAAAGCGCTGGAATAAACTTGCGGCGGAGTTGTCGCGCGTCTGGATCGAACTGAATCCACTAAAAAGACCTTAATGGACAAACAACGGTGACCGCGTATTTATCCCTTCACAGCATTTAAAGGTTGTGGTAGTGGGTAAGTGCGGTCTCGCTAGGAGATCGCTAAATGCGCGAATGTACAGGTTGGTACAACTTAGACCATTTAAATTGGGTCTACGAAATCGAGGCCGCGGAGGCAGGGATGCGCGTTTCAGACAAGGTTCTGAAATGTGTGGTTTTCATTGGCGTTGAGAAGCCGGGTGGCTTCGAGCCAGTGGGGACCGGCTTCGTTGTAATGGTGCCGCAAGGACAGGTTGGCTTCCAATACGTCGTGACAGCGCAGCATGTGCTTGATGGCCTCAGAGAGCCAATTTCAATCCGCGTCAATAGAAAGAACGGCGAAGCCGAGCCCATCAAGCCACCATTTGGATGGTATTACCATCCAGATAACAGTCGCTTTGTTGATGTTGCTGTCGCGCCAATTCTCCTGCAATTGGATACGTATGACGTTATCCACATTAAGATGAAGGATTTTTGTGATTTGCAGTTTTTGCTTGAACGTGACGTCGGAGTTGGAGACGAACTTTTTTATCCGAGTCTTTTTATGCACCGTCGCGGATTACACAGAAACCATCCAGTTATGCGGTTTGGTGAACTTGCAGCGATGCCGTTAGAGCCGGTCATAACAAGGTCAGGACCTATTTTGGCATACCTAATGGAAGGTCGCTCTATCGGGGGCCATAGCGGCGCGCCGGTTTTTATCAATTTTCTAGCACCCCGCACCTATTATTCAGATCAGGTTGTACAGCTTCCACATCCCAATCAGGCGCAAGGCTACCGATTACTGGGGCTGATTCGCGGCTTTCTAAAAGCGAAGGATACGGGCGAGTACATAACCGATGATCCGAAAGCAGAAGATTTGTGGATAAACTCTGGAATCTCAACTATCATTCCAACGTCAGAGATTTTTGAAACACTCATGCAGGATGATCTTGTGCAGCAACGAAACGAACACGCAAAGAGAGTTATAGACGGTCTCGCCGACGTACCAGCAAGTGCGCGTCCCGCAAGCGATTCGAAGCCTTTGGACGGCGACGCCAATCCCAATCACCTAGCGGATTTCACACGTCTTGTAGACGTGGCAGCCCGAAAGCGGCCACAAGACGATTAAACATCGCTTCATGTGAATTGCGGTAGTTGCGTCGATAGGTGAACTCGGCGACGTATTTCCACATGTGTTTCGCCGAAATATGGACGTGAGTGCCGCGTACTGCGCGCTTGAAATGTCCCCACTGTCCTTCAATCGTATTCGTGTGGTGGACGCCAGCAACCCATTGCTTCTTGCTGTGGTTGACGCGGCCAAGATCGAAGCCGTGCTTTAGATCGTTGTAGGAATCCCATTCATCCGCCGTGAGGCGAGTGCCTTCCTTGACGTGGCCACGCACGATGGACTCCAATGTGTCTTGCGAAAGGTTCGGAATCGGGCCAGCGCGCATTTTGCCGTCCCGTTCCACCATCCCGAACACAAGGCTCTTGTTCGATCCTTTAGTGCGGCGCTCGCGGTTGCTCTGATAACCGCCCATAACCGTTTCGTCGATTTCAACGTGCTTGCCATCGCCACCGAGAGGGCCGCCAAAGTCGGCCGACGCCATCAGCTTCCGCAGTTCGTGGCACATCCGCCAAGCGCACTTATAGGTCACGCCTAGCTGCCTCTGGACCTCCGCAGCGGCCACGCCATGGCGGGTGCTGGTCATGAGGTACATCGCGAAAAACCACTTGGTGAGGTTCGTGCGGCTCTTGTGGAAGATCGTACCGGCAGCCGGGTAAATGTGGTGGCCGCAATGCTGGCACACGAACGCCCGGCGCTTGGCGAGGGGATGGAATTTCGAATCGGCGCCGCAGCCCGGGCAGGTGATTTCGGTCCCGCCGTAGTTCACCTCCATCAATTTACGGAGGCAGGCCGCGTCGTCCGGGTAAATCGCCTGGAAGGCCTTAAAAGTGTGGGTTCCTGGCTTCATGACTATCCCCTACCCTCGATTGTGGGGATACCCTATCAACCCTTATAAATGCTGTCAAGGGATAAATACGCGGTGACCGATGATCCCCTCAGCAATCGCTCCGCGCAGATGACCCAACCTAAACCCCAACGCATCACCCCGCCGGCGGCCCCAGGCGCATTGCTCAAGCGTGCCTTCGGCCTCGCCCAGCGCATCAAACTCCGCGACAGCAACGATCGCGATCCAGTCTATCTGGCCTTAGTCCGGCAGTGTCCTTGCCTCAAATGCGGAATGGACCCGTGTGGCGAAGCGGCTCACGTCCGATTCAACTCCGGCGCCCACGGCAAGCACAACGGCTTAGGCAAAAAGCCTGCCGATCGCTTCGCGCTGCCGCTTTGCGCCGGCTGTCACCGCGAAGATAACGACGCGCAACACAAAATCGGGGAACTTGAATTCTGGAACCGCGTCGGGCTTAATCCAATTCTCACCGCGGCAAAGCTTTACGCCGCCAAAGGCGACATCGTGCGAATGCGTGCGGTCGTGTTTGCTGTAGTAGCATCGCGACGATCCTGATTGAGGATCACGGCGAGTTGGCCATACATACCGGGGGAGATTGAAGGATGTTGAATAAGTCCGCGCATAAGACCAAGGCGCAGATTAAACGGTCGCACGACGACATGGCCCGCTTTATTCGCGCGTTGTGTCAGCGGAGTGACGAGATTCATTATTGCCGAGCCGATGATGCCGAGGAACGATATCAAAGGGCGCTTGTCCTTTTGCGCCGCGCTGGTTTCCCGTATGAACGTAAAGTACCGGATGTTCCCGTACATGCGTCTGCAAAGAGCGGAGAGTCGAAGTGATATTTCCTCGTGACGGTTCTGACTATCCTCTCTGGCTTTTGCTCTCCACCAAGAAAGCATTATTTCGTTGCATGGAGGACCCGGAGCTGGAAGATGCGCGATCCAGGAGCGTGAGTGAGGGGACTTTAGTCCTACGAAAATAATTTGTATGGGCCTATTGACTTGTTAGCGGACAACGCGTTTATAGCGATTGTTGAGAACGGGAGAACGCGATGTCAAAGCCCAAGAAAACTCAAGCCCAGCGGTGGACCGAAGCGCAGTTGGCCGGTTGGACCGACGATCTCTTTCCGTTGTGGGCGACCATGGAAAAGGCGCAAGGCCGATGAACGCTGATGCTGTGCGGGACCTCTTGGCGAAGGCAGTTGAGCGAGCTGGTACGCTTCGCCAATGGGCGCGCGATCACGAACTCTCGGCGGCCTATGTCAGCGATGTTCTAGCGAAGCGCCGGGAGCCGGGACCGTCTATCTGCGGCGCCCTTGGCGTGACGGCAGAGCGAGGCGAGACTATCTATCGCAAAGCGAAGTAAACAAAGCTCGGCATTGAGCCGGAAGTCAGCTACCGAAGGGTGAAGTCATGACATGCGATCGACGGACTATTGGCGGAGTTTGCGCAGCCGGATTTCCGGTTAACTCAAAGGCGTGCCCGAAATGTGGTGCAACGTCGGAGCAGATGTGCGGGCAATTAGTGCCTCAGTTGCTCGCACTCAAAGCGATGGTAGAGGCTTACAAAGATAGCTGTCCTGATGCCGAGCAGCCTTCCATGGTGAAAAATGCCTCGGCGCTTTTGGCCGAGCAGATGGAAGCCACTCCGTGATTTAAGCGCGGTCATCCGCAGTGAATGAGGGAAGTCGTGGGTACGATCTGGATAACGAAATACGCTTTGACTGGTGGCATCAAGACAATCGAAGCGGAGCCAGATGGTCAGTATGTCGGCTGGAAAGCGAATGGCTATCAGTGTTCAGCATGGGGCGAAGGAAAGCAATGGACGCGCTCGCATGAGGCGGCCATAAAGCGGGCCGAAGAAATGAAGCGTTCCAAAATCTCATCGCTCAAGAAGCAAATCGCGAAGCTCGAAAAGCTTTCATTTTCATGATTGCGCGGTCATCCGCAATGAACGAGGCAACAATCATGCTGACCCGTGCCGAAGTAAACGCGCTCTTTGCTGTTCGCGATGGGAAGGTAACACGCGTCTATCGAGCCAACGGCAACGTCATGCGTGGTCCAAAAGGCATCGGCGCGGCGACGCTGTGGCGCCTCGATGCGAAACGATTGATTGCGGATGGACGCTCGAACGGTGGCTGTTATGAGACTCGCTGCCCGATGGAGTTGACGAGCGCCGGCACCGCTGCGCTGGACTGGGCTGCGGCACATCAACCAGCAGCGTGCCGGCGCAGTAATCTATAATAGGTGACGAATGTTTTACGTAGGCCAAAAAGTTGTGTGTATCAGGGAAGATTGGCGAGGCGGTTACGGAGACGAAGAACTGCCACGGAAAGGAAGAGTCTACACCATACGCGGAATTGATCTCATTAGAGGCACCTGTTCCGATCAGGTTGGCTTGTGGCTGGAAGAAATTGTAAACGAGCCGCGCATTTATGAAGGGGGACTTTGCGATGAAGTCAGCTTCGGGCATCAAAAATTTCGCCCACTCGTTGTGCGTAGGACCGATATTTCTCTCTTTCAAAAGATGCTGACGCCGAAAAAGGAAAACGCTTATCTCTAATAGGAGCTGAGACATGACGACGAACGGAAGCAATTACAGTCGAGTAATCAAACAACGGTGGGCAAACCCGGTTATGTATCTCGGGATAGCGTGCCCAACAGGAGCCGCAAGCTGGCTTCTCGCTACACACGTTGCATGGGGCGCTAGTGCCAACTTCACAGACCTGTGGCTCGGGCTCGTGTCCGTCATCGTGGGTATTGGTGCCGTCTGCGCCGGTGTCGGGGGCGTTCTTGAAACCATCGATGCAGTGAACAAAACGCTGCTCGACTAGTCGCAATCCTTTCCAATGAATGAGGGATGATGATGGGACTAGGACCATGGGCACAGGGCGAGTTGATCCGCGACGTTCAGCGCGCGGAGCGCCAGCGATTTCATCGGCTGATCTTTGCCGCTCGAATGGAAATGCACCGCCGCGTGCCGCGCGGAAAGGCGCGAACGGACTTCGGCGAAGTGTTGGATAACCTCAAGACCAAGATCACCCCGAAGCGCAAGCGCGATAATTCGTGAAGAATGAGGAAAGGAAAAGATTATGGGTAAGGTCAATGCACTATACCAGCAGCAACGCGAGGACAAGTTTAACGCCCTCGTAAAGCAATTTCGAGCGAACGGCTATTCGCGTGAGGAAGCCGAAAAAATGGCCGAGTACGATATGCGGCAAGACGACGAGGACAACAGCCAATTTGGAGTCGGTGCTTAATGACCCTCCCGGCGGTAACTCATAAGGAACGCGGACAGTGAGTAGACCGACCTTGATGCGCCGTGAAGGCTGAGGAGATCGAAATGCCAAGCATTCAGCTTGCGGCGAAAGATCGAGACATCGTCGCCTCCCTCTGGACAAAAGCGGACGGCGCATCCGAGAGCCAGCGCATCGACGCTATTGAGAAGCAGATCGGGCGTTCGCTTACACGCGGCTGGTGTCGCCTTCATTTCGGCTTTCCGGGAGGCAAGCAAACCGTTTTCCTAGCAAAGAAATCGCCTGCCGAAATTCGCAGGAAAAATGCTGGCCGATGGCCTTACCAGCGCGCTGCTACCGGGGAAGTAATGCACGTCGGCATGAACTATTTGTCGGAGCTAGTCGTGCGTCCCGGCATTCGCAAATATCTTGAACCGCTCTGCCTCTACCGTGGACAAATGAGCCCAGGGCACGCGCACCGGTATTGGAATTTCGTTCTGCTTATGATGGCAGCCGAAGCCGAGACGCTTGCCGACGGGATTAGACTTTACGGTAATGAGGCGTTCGCCCAACTGTGCGGCCCACAGCGGGCGCCATCTCGGATGACGCTGCATAGTTTCTTCGGGCGGCTTTGGGACAATCGAGACGTGACGGATGAAATATCCGGACTGACCGATTACGTTCGGTCTCTCGAAATCGGGCCGTGCCGCCTAGCGCCGGTCCCTCACGTCACTCAAGAACGCTATTGCGCGTCATGGCGCATTTCCGATCATCCTGAATGGGACCCGAAGGCAGAACGTCCCGAGAGCGGCGTTCGTGCCCTTTATTATCCCTATCTGGCCCACAATCCCAAGAAGCCGGACGACGGCCGCGACCTTGTCTTGCTTGCCAATTCGCTGGTCCCAACTTACTGGCCCGATTTTGCCCGCGCCGATCTGTGTCAGGAACTCATCGTCGCGATTCTCTCCAGCGAAACGACCAAAGAGAACGCTCACGACTACATGCAAAAGGCTAAGCGAAAATTCTTTAAGGATCAGCCGTTCCTTTATGAACAGGGTCAGCTTGCGCCAAAATCCATGGACGCTCCTTTCGGAGCAGAAGATGATCGAACACTACATGACGTTATAGCGGATCGTCTGACAATGGACGTAGAGCCATGAACCTCTCCGCGCTCATTCACGATTACCGTGCCGACACGGCATCGCCTTACGGCAAGCTGCGGATCGGCACGCGCCAGCGATACGATTCGCTGCTGCGCCGGATCGAGCGTGATCTAGGCGAGCGCGATGTCAGCACGATCAAGGGCCGCGACCTGACGGTGGCCTACGAGGAATGGGCCAAGAGCGGTGTTCCCATGGCCCACGGCTTGATGCAGATGCTTCGGACGATAGCTGGCTACGGTGCCACGCTGCTCGATGACGAAGCCTGCGCGACGCTGGCAACGAAGATGCGGTTCCTTCGGTTCAAGATGGGCCAGCCGCGCCAGGTCAGGATCACGGCACCCCAAGTGGTCGCCATCCGCCGGCAAGCGCACCTGATGGGCCTGCACTCAATCGCCCGCGCGCAAGCCCTGCAATTCGAGGGGACGTTTCGCCAAAGGGACGTGATCGGGGAATGGGTGCCGATCTCCGAGCCCGGCGAAAGCTATGTGGAGTGGGAAGGCCGGAAGTGGCTTCGCGGGCTGCGGTGGGAAGAAATCGACGCCGACCGCGTGCTTCGCCACATCACTAGCAAGAAGCAAAAGGAAGTCGAGATCGACCTTAAGCTGGCCGATATGGTGATGCAGGAGTTCGGCGCCGTCGAGTGGCCGAAGCGCGGCCCCGTCATCACCGCCGAAGCGACCGGCAAGCCTTGGACCGCCGTCGAGTTCCGCCGCATGTGGCGCGTCGTGGCGCGCGAAGCGGGCATCCCTGATGAGATCAGGAACATGGACTCCAGGGCCGGCGCTATCAGCGAAGCCACCGACGCGGGCGCGAGCCTCGAAATGGTGCGCCACGCGGCAACGCACTCTGATGTGGCGACAACAGCGCGCTATAGCCGCAACGCGCCGGACAAGATCAAGGAAGTTCAACGGCTACGATTGCAGCATAGGGAAACAACGCCATGACGCCGCTTTGCATCTATCACGGAAACTGCGCTGACGGATTTACGGCGGCTTGGGCGGTTCATAAGGCACTCGGCCGCGACGTTGAATATCACGCCGGCGTCTATGGCAAAGAGCCGCCAGATGTGACCGGCCGGGACGTAGTGATGGTCGATTTCAGCTACAAGCGCCCAGTGCTGGACACTATGACCGCCAAAGCCGGCTCAATCCTTATTCTCGATCACCACAAGACCGCCGCCGAGGACCTTGCCGGCTTCGCTGATGCGCCCTCGTTCGGCGGATGGCGAGCAGCAGCGTGGAATCAAAAGCTATCTGCCGGCATTCGCACCGTGACTGTATTTGATATGGGGCGAAGCGGAGCACAGATCACTTGGGACTATTTCCATGCGGAGCCGCGCCCATTGTTGGTCGATTATGTTGGCGACCGTGACCTTTGGCGCTTTAAGCTGCCGCAATCACGCGAGGTTAATGCCTACGTATTCGCCCACGAATACACCTTTGAGAATTGGGATAGCTTGGACCGCCTCATACAGGGTGGTCTTGGCGTCTCGGCTGTTGCCGATATGGGTGCGGCCATCGAGAAAAAGCATCACAAGGATGTAGCCGAACTCGTGGCGACGACCAAGCGACGCATGGTGATCGGCGGCCATGAAATTTGGGTCGCCAACATCCCCTATACGCTGACGAGCGACGCCGGGAACCTCATGGCGCAGGGCGAGCCGTTTGCAGCTTGCTATTGGGACACGCCGAACGGCCGCGTGTTCTCGCTTCGCTCAACCGACGACGGCCTCGACGTGAGCGCCATCGCCAAGAGCTACGGCGGCGGCGGTCATGCTCACGCCAGCGGCTTTCAAAAGCCGCTCGGGTGGGAAGGCGATGTCCCCGCGATAAGGGAGGCAGAATGATGGAAGTTGATCCGGACGATGCGCTGGCATTCAAGAAATACGTCATGGAGCGTAGTCGCGATCCAAATGAGGTTCCGAGCGCGAGGCAGCGCGCCTTGATGGCCTGTCTCGTTATTCCCAATGAAATTCAGAAGTGGATGATCGAGGTTGGGGCCGTTGAACCATTGTTGGACAGCATCGAAGCCACAATTGTCGCGGCCGAGCAGGCGCAAAAATCAGCTCAGTCAGCACCGGATCGCAATAGTGATTTTTGGAGATTTGTCGGTGATATAGGCCGCTAAAGTTTTAAGTCAGTCTGAACTCAAAGGAGCGGGAAGGTGAACCTACGAATCCTAAAAAAGCTTTCCAAGAGAGCCGCCCCGCTGCTGCTTAAGCTCGGCGATGAGCAGGAACAGTTCCGTGCAGAAAAGGGTGAGAATTACCACGGCGCCGCCCTGCCACATCCGCACCCCCTCAAAGGCACGATGATGGCCGGCGGGATGTCGGGGTATTACGAGCCTGAATGGAGCGAGGAATGCGCCTGGATGGCTTTGCGCGAACAGGTGTATTGGCACTTCACAAAGTACAACGAAAAAACGGAAGACTTGGAGCCAACGCGCGAGTTGCGTTTGCCGTCGCAGATTTTCCGGGCGGCCGAAGAAATGATCGCAGCCGACTTGCGGCGTTCGTAACGGGAGAATGACGTGAAGCAGCGGGTTCTGGTCTGTGGTGGCCGAGACTATGATGATCGCGAGCGAGTATTCTCGATCCTGGATGTCGCACACATGGCGAATCCGATCATTGAGCTAATCCATGGTGGCGCGACCGGCGCCGACGCCTTGGCGGACGAATGGGCGCGCGGCAAAACGGCCATTCGCGAGTTTCCATATCCAAGCGCGCTAGGCCGTCGCGGCGGACCAATTCGGAACCAGAAGATGCTGGATGAGGGCAAGCCGCACATGGTCATTGCCTTCCCTGGCGGCGCGGGGACGGCCGATATGGTCAGACGCGCCGAGAAGGCCGGCGTTCCTGTCGTCCGCGTTCGGCGCCGAGCAGTCGCCGCGATAATGAATGGAGGTTGACAATGCGATCTAAAAAACCCGGTTTTTGGGAATGGCTTTTCGGCTTTGGCGGCAAGCCCGGAAGATGGCCGCGATAATGAATGGAGAGGGCTGAATGGGAAACCACATGGCCGGCGACCTCATCGCCAAGTTTGCCGCCATCCAAAGCGCCCAACGGCGCCCCGGCGACAAGGCGCTCGACCTTTTAGATAAAGCCGTGGCCGAGGCCAAGTCGGTTTCAGGCTTCACGCCGGATGCCGAGTTCGAGGCATCACATCCAACGCAAGCCGGGATCGTACATCCGATCCTGGCCGATTGGACGGACCCCCATCCGCTGGCGCCGCTTGGGATGCTGATGGTGGAGGCTTTTGCCCCGAACGGTCTGCGCGATCTTCCGCGATACTGGTTTGCGAACGGCGTGCCTGACGATTACCCGGACGGAGAATGTCTGGAGGAGGAAGCAACCGAAGCTTGGTGGACCGAGATCAAAGAGCCGTTTCGTGATCGATACGGCCTTTGTTGATCCGCACATATAGGGAAGGAACGCCGACCGTGTTCAATCTGCCGCCGACCGCCGCCGTTGTCAGGCTCGCCCGCATTCGCGGGGACGACCTGATCTTTTGCGAGGCGATGCTTCTGCCCGGTGGAGCGACCGCGATTGACACCATACTCAGGCGCGCTCAGTTGTCTGGCAGGGTTGAAGTCGGTGGCGAAATCGCGAATCACTTTGCTGATATTCTCGATGAAGCCGGCGACATGGTGCAGACAGTGGCGCTCGACAGCAAGTCCTATAGTGCGATCAAAAATCGGTGGATGCGCTGCAAGGTCGAAAACTCAAATCAGTCTTGATGAAGGGATGACGACGATGGTTCGCACCGTGCAACGTCGATACGTTCTCGATGACCGGGATGTGCATGAAGCTATCTTAGCATACCTAAAGGCTAAGGACATTGTGACGCCGGAATATGTCGGCAACACGCCGACGTGCCAATGGGATTGGGGTGAAGATACCATCACCGTATCGTGGACCGATGAACTGAAAGATTAATCAGTAATGCGCCGGGAGGGCCGAGACATGGCTGAATTGCCTAAGATCAACTGGACCGAGGCCATGAAACGGGCCATCGCCGAAGCAAAAGCCCGTGTCAGTTCGGCGGCAAAAGTATCACTCACGCGGCGGGAATGAGGACACCATGGAAGCATACGTGATCGCTATGGGAGCCAGCATCATAGTGTGGGGGTTGCGAGATTGGCAAAGTCGCGCGCGTGGAGCAGTTCTTTTCTTTGCTGGTCTCGCTGCTGGCTTTTGCTTCTTCACGCGATAATGGGGAGAAAGTGATGGGGCTTTGTTTGGACCCGACGCCGGAAATGGGCGAGTGGACAATCGAAATCAGACGTGAATCGTTCTGGCTTCGCGGACCTACTGAGGATGACTATATCGAAATCCTTAAGGATGAACTGCCGAAGGTCAAGGCCGCACTGGCCCAAGTGGACGAATATCTGGCGCTAACGTGTCGGAAATGAGAGAAGATAATGCGATTCGAGCAACGAAACTTTCTGCCGCTACATTCGTTCCGTAGCATCCTCCCGCTATATCAACGCTTCCGGCCAAACAACGGCAAGCGCCGATGGCAGTTCCGCGGCGCGTTGCTTCGACACAATAAACGCCGCGCGCCTTTACGCGCTATTCAGTAGGAAATGACGATGCCAGAGGGCCACGAATTGGTATTGGCGTTCCGCGATCAATCGCCATCGTTCGCGCATGGCTTTACCTGCGGTAGAATATGGCAACAGATGCGTGATCGAAGTGCGCCGTTCAGCGAAACCATCCCGGCTGAGCTACGAGAGGATGCGATTGCGCTCGCAACCGCTGCCGGCTGGATTGAGGAATTTTTGCCACTGGACGAGGCGGGCGAATGGCTGCGTGTTACTTTCATGAAGGATCACTAACATCACAAGAACGAGGAAAAGCCAATGTATATCTTTCATGATGACGATGAGTGGGAAACGGTGTCCAGCTATCGAGCCTGTACCGCTTGTAACGGCGATATGAGCCGTTGTGACGGTCGTTGCAATGGCATGTCTAGCTGGGGCCTCAAGCGCCGCAATCCATCCGAAGTCAAGCGGATCAAGGCAGAACGCCAGCGGAAGCACGAGGATGATATTCTGGCGGAAGCCGAACTGATCCGTGCTCGCCGCGCTTGTACCTGATAGGAGCGGAGATATGCCGGATATTCACGGTACACGCCAGGAGTTGGTGCAATTCATTGGCGACCAAAATCGCGAGATCGAGCGGCTGCGGGCGCTGAATAACGGAATCATTAAGGCTTGGGAAAGCTTGCCAGAAGGCGACCACCCCATCGGAACAATTGAAAAGTGGCTTTCAGAAACAATGTTTCCGGCTATTGATGCTGCCCGCAGACTTGAGCAGTAAAGGAGAAATCATGGATGTTTGTACTCTGATCGTAACAGGTGCAATGGCCTTCGGCTGCTATTCAGCCGATGAAGGCCATAAGTCTGTGCCTACCATGGCCTGCTCCAATCGTATTGCGCCCTCGTCGTGGTACAATTGTGTGAGGCCAGACGGTACGGTTTATACACTGCCCTACAATATGGCCCGCGATTCTAAGCGATGAATGAACTTAATCGCATGATCGCCGAGGTGCAGGAGTGGCGCGAGTTTCACCAGGCGCAATTCCAGCGTGGCATTAAGGGCGCCTCAATCGAGGCGGCGGCGTGCGCAATACGTGAACGGGCGCTTCTCGACGCCCGTGCCGCGCTCGTAGCTCAGGGGATAGAGCAAGGGCCTTCTAAGCCCTAGGTCGGCAGTTCGATTCTGTCCGAGCGCACCAACTCTCCGTACATTTGGGCCATCGGTGCGCTAATCCCTCGGCGGCTTTTCCAACCACGGATGGCTCGGCTGCGGCCGTTCGGCATCCGTCGTATTCCAGGCAACAATGCAGGCGACGGCTGCGATGCAGAGTGCGCCGACGATCCACATCAACGTGCTGCGTAATGCCGATGATGACGGACAAAACCTCGTGCGTAATGAGCGTGGCCGTTAGGCGAGAAATCCATCCCGATATGTCCGCAGTCCCGCCGCGATCGAAACTCGCATCCGCTGACAAAGCCCCAACGATGGGCAAGCTCGGTTACCCGCTCCGTGTGCATGATAGTCGGCGCCCGATTCCATCCTGTCTGATCGAAGTCGCACGCCTTGCCGACGTGGTGCATAGAATTACGAATATGACCGGTGGCCGAATAGCATCCAATGTGCCGCGGATGATAGCCCATCGCCACAAGGCCGCGGATAAAACCCTGAAAATTCCCCGCCACAGAGGCCGCCACGGTAATGCGGATACCGGCAGCGGTCGGAACTGTCACTAGCCCGCCGCCGTAGGAATGCTCACGGGCGACCTCGTAATGGCGCTCGTGATGCCATCCCTTGCGGAGTGGCGCGATGATCTCGATCGGATAAGCCGGACGTGCCGCTACGTCGCTATAGCTTTCCACCGGATGCCGCGCCGCCCAAGCCGGCGCTGTCAGCAGCGCCAATGCAATACTACCGAGCAAGAACATTCGCATATTCGCCTCCGTGGTTGACGCAAACGTAAAGCGTGTTGCGGCCGGTACCGAGACAATCCGACGCGCCAGACGACAGATCGAGTACGTCGCCCATCCTGCGCGCCAGGCCGTTCGGGCCAGTATCGTTTATTTCCACTTTGCAGCTTCGCCCGTTATGCGGATTGGTGACACCGATCATAGTGTGCATCGGATATTCCCACGACGCAGCACTGATCTTGCCGCAGTCCATCCGGCCGCCGCCAGCAAGCGTACCGCCAGATTCGCAGTACCACGAGGCCATGACTTCGCGACCGCTGCCGCAGCGCCCAGTCGCATGAACGTAACGATGGACCGTTGCCCATCCGCCTGCCTGTGCCGCCGTCGCAAGCATGCAGCAAGACGCCGCCAGAAGCGGTGCCAAGAATTTCATGATGTGAGGAAGCCCGCGGCCCTCTTAATTGAGGCCGGTCGGCAAGGAGCCGCAGCCCGTCAGCGCGAGCAGAGAAAGCGCAATTGCAAGTCGTCGGATCATGTCAGTCCCCGTGCTTGGTTGTGCCGATGTGACGGATACTAGACGAGCCGAAGGCAGAAGGTCAAGGCGGTATTTGGGTCACGAGAGGCCGGGATTACGGTGCGGTCAACGCGCGTTAGGGCACAATCTGAAACGTTGCTTCCGCCGACGTGCTGCTGATCGGCCACAGGTTTTCCCATGGATAGCAGATCGAATAGACATCAAGCCGCAGATTGTAGGTTCCGGGAGCGGTACCTAGAATTTTCGGGATCATGACCGGCCGGGGATCGTGCTGGATCGGGCCGACATCTTGCGGCACGTCGATGCGATGTTCGCCGCCGTGACCGACCTCAAAGCCGTCCTTGTCGTAGATCGTCTCGACTGCGTAGCTCGGACAAAGCCTGGTCCACTTTCCAGTCTTGGCGAGTTTGATTGGCGTGCGGTTCAGAACATCGCTGGCGCTGACCTGATCGGGGATGATGCGAATGGTTGTCAGGCTGACCGGCGAGACAATCCGGCTCGCGGTTTCCGCCATGAGAAATGCACAGACGAAAACTACCGCGCTCACAACAATCGCCGGCAAGCCGTGGCAGGCCTGAAGTTTGAGGCCCCACGGGAGCTCAATCGGGAGCGTTTTGTTCATGCTATCTGCCATGAAATGCGGTCCAGAAAGAGGTTATCGCTCCCAACAGGATAACGACGCCGGAGCCGATTCTGATCCATAGGGACCATGCCTCTTTCTGCGCCTTGTTGTAGGTCTGGGTCACAAGCCGTTCGGCCCATAGCACTTGAAGCTTTTGCCCATCTGCTGCTGTTGGAACCCTTGGCTCGAAATCGCTCGGCTCTAACATCCATTTAGCCCCAAGGTTCCATTTTTGGAACTTGCTTTAACGCTTATCTCCTATGCCGAATTCAGTTCAATCCAGCTTGTCCAGATAGACCATATAAGTGTGTCCCTGAATCTTCGTTCCAAGGTATTCGACGGTACACTGACATTGCATCAAGGTGATCTTAGTTCCCGGCCCGATCGACACATGGGCATTCCCCGCGATCTGCGACTCGATCATCCGCACGAATTTGTCGGTGCGGAAGCCGTTAGCAGCGTGAGCGTAAACGATCATCCACGCCAGCGCGATTGTAGCGCCGGCGGCGAGGAAGAACCAATTGGTGCGCAGCCAAGTCATGACGCAGGCGGGGCGCCGGCAGCGGTCGCAGCCGCTTCGAAAGCGGCATCAAGTGCGGCTTCCTGTGTCTGCAACTGCGCCAACTGCGCTGCGGTCACCGATGAATTGCTCTGCAACGCGCTGATGATGTTCTGGATGATCGGCCCGATATCCTCGATTTCGGTAATGCCGGATGTGATGATCTGTTCGAGCGTTGCGATGACACTACCGATCTGTGTCGCGTCGGTAAGTCCGCCGACGATCTCGACGAGAAGCGTGAGAAGCTGAGTAAGGGCCGCACTCATTGCGAGGCTCCGATGTTATACTGGCTGATGATGGCTTGCAGCGTGCCGGTCTGGGCAGTCAGCGCCGAATACAGACTGATCGGTGCGTCGTTTCCGGTGACCACGGAATTGATGAGTGTCGTGCGCGCGGCGTAGCCGATGCGGATAGCCGGGACGATAGCACCAACCGCCGTTGCAGATCGGCAGAGTGCCGAGCCGCCGGTGGCGCACGGCGGCAGCTTCAAATAGTTTTCCGCCGTGACTTCGATGGCATCGAACGCATTGGCCGCGATGTAGGCTTGCGAAGGAGTAACGCTGGCGCCGGTCACAACGCCGACGATATTGCTGAGAGTCGAACATGCGCCAAGCGACAGCGCGAGCACGGGAGCAAGAGGAAACTTTTTCATGAGGTTTTCACCGCGGGTCCGAGTGGGAATTCAGCCGCCCCAGCGGGGCCGGGCTGTGAGGGTATCATGTGAAGCACGGCATTGATTGAATTACCGAGCGTAAGAACGATAGTGTCCACGGCTAGAACGCCCTTCACTTCGGCCGGCGTAAGGCCAAGATCGGCGAAGGAAGCACTAAGCCCAGTAATTGCCCCGCCGAAAGCAAGAATAATGCTCAGCCACATACCCCATTTCGGATTGATCGTCACGAATCGGCTCCTGTTTCAAACGGATTGCCTTTGACGGTATTACCCGGTTTTTCCATAGCACGAAACGCATCGAGCGTATCGACGGCAATCTTGGCGAGTTGGCCGCCAAGGATGTTGGCCTCATTGGCTGGAATCATTCCCTGTGCCCACGACGGCACCATCGCGTTGATGTCGCCCTGCAATGCCTTGGCAAGCGCATTCGCCACCGCAGTTAGTTCAGGCTGCGTTGCCATGCTCGATCACCCTTTGCATTTCGGCAAGAACCGTGTCTTGGCTGGTCACGTCGTAATCGCCGGGATGGGCGAGATGCGTTGTCGTGACGATCGGCTTTCCAGAACCGCCATTCGTGACCTTGTTTCCCGGCGCGCATATCCATTGGTACGCGCCAATGCCGGGCACAGGAACGACCGTGTCGGAACTGAATAGATGAGCAAATAGCACGTTCGGCGTGATGCCGGGATACGAGGGCGTATTGCCGGCGTGTTCGCCGTAGATCGAGGCTTGAAAGCCCCAAATGCCGGCGATGATGCGTTTTGCATTTTGCAAAGCAACGTAAGCCGCGACTACCGGCGTGTTGTTTGCTCCCAATGACGTGCCCGCGATTACCACTGGATCGGTGATCGGAAGCGCCATGATTTCCGCGACGATGGTGTTCACGTCATAATCGCGGTACGGCGAGGCGTGCATGTTGATGCCGGTCAACTCCGTCGCCATGCGCTGCGTCATGGTGCGGGCGCCTGGGTCGGTGATCGGACCCCACATTCCATACAGAAAAAACCCATGCGCGGTCATATCGCCCACTCGTTCGTAATCGTTGTCGAATCGACGCCCTCTGCCACGCTACTCACATCCGTAGGGTTGTGCAATCCCTGGATGACTCCACTCTCGCTGTATTGCCACAACCAAGGTGCTTTCCAGCTTTCTTGCACCTCGGCGACTGGGCCATATTCCGCGAGCCAAAGCCGATGCGCGCCGAAGAATGAATCGTTGCCCTGGACTTGCTCTTTCGCCGTAGCCCCGGAATAGAGAACCGCCGAACGATTAAGCGCGTTCTGGATTTCAGCGAGGAAGCTTTTCGCAATGGTTTCCGATGGTTGAGTCAGTTCCCAATCGAGCGCGACGAGCGTGGTGTCGTCGGAATCGGCAACCGACAGGAAGTGTTGCGCCTGCACTATCGGATCGCTCATATCCATGAAGTGATAGGCGCCAAATTTCAAACCGGCGTTTAAGATCGCAGAACGTCTGGCGGCATAAGCGCCATCCACCATGGATGATCCCTGCGATGCCTTGTGGATAACACCAACAATGCCGGCCGCTTTGACCTGTGCAAAATCGTAAACGATGTTGCCGTGATAAAGATCGACGACGAGCGGCTGCATCACGGCCCCTGGAATGTCGGACCGGCGGCGATGGCTGCGGTGCGCAGTTCGGCAATCGATTTCTCGAATTCCTGCGCGGTTCTTATCAGCGCCGGTAGCTGCTCGGGATCGGAAATTACAGACGCAATGACGGCCGGGATATCGTCGGTGCCGTTCGGATTGAGCGCGTTGATAACCGCGGGCGGCAGGTTGTCTTCGGCGCCGTCGCTCACAACGCGAAGGCCTATGAAAGGGATATTTCGTATTTGCGCAAACTGCGCCACGGCGTAAGTTTCATCGTCGATCACTTCGCAGCCGGTTTGCGCGAAAAGTTGTGCCCGCTCCGCGATCGTGTTGGCCGTATTGAAGTTGCCGGACGACCAGCAGTGGCACTCGTAATATTTCGACGCCGCAAACAATCGCTTGCGCCACGCTACATCGCAAGTGAGGCTTTGTGCCGGCGTCACGACCGTATCGTAAATGAAAGCCTGACCGATCAGCGCGCGCTCGGAAAGACCGCCGCACAGGCCAAAGCTGATGATGCCTGTACAGGTATAAGGGATGTTGACGATGAGACTGGAGACGGTTTGTTCGCCGGTCAGAACCAGCACGTCCGGCGCGGCGTATTGCTTCGCCACGGCGTATTCCGAACTCATGCCGGTCTTGACCGCGATCACCCGAACGCTCCGGTCAGTAAGCCAACGACGATGCCGGCGACAACGACCGCAAACGTAAAAATGATGCCGAGCACAATCCACACCCATTCGTGGTTGGCATCTACGTCGGGATCGGAATTGACGGGCTTGGCCGTTGTGCCAAGCCGCTCGAATTTTGTGATTTCAGCCATCGAGCTTATCCGGACGATCGCGTTCGACGTAATTCGCGGTCACACCGCGCTCATAGCGTTCCAAAACCTGCACGTGCTGCGACAATAGATGATCGCCGTACATGGTCAATTGCTGGCCCGCGAACGTCGCCTGCAGCGGCCCCATGAGAACATGGAATTCGTGGCCGTCTTCGGAGAAGAACACGAGCGTCACCTTGTCGGAACCTTTCTCAACCCCGACATAGGCCATCGGGTCTTCGATCATGGTAATGTGGCGGTTTTTCATGGGTCATGGGGTGACTCTTTGGGGAGTGATTCGCAAGCCTTTGGATCACGAGAGGGGAGAACGTGTGGATAGTCCGGTTCGGTCACCGTTCGGTTGTACAAAAAATGGCCGCGCGGGGAACGCACTACGTTCCAACGCCGCTTCTTTTTCCCCGACAGCGGCGGTTTCCTAAGACCAGAGCATCCGAGCCAGTTACGGGGATGTGATAGTCCGGGGAGGTGTCGGCCGGTTGGTTACGGCTTCCGCGCGATTCCTTAATCTTTCTTCGGCCCCATTCGCCGCAAGCGGTCCACCATGCCGATCAGTTCATGACCGCCCATCGGCGCGTTCCACTGCCCGGTGCCGAAGAATCTGTCGGCCGGGATTTCGATAGAGCGGCGGCGGCCTTTCTTGCCATTCGCGCCCCAGTAAGCGACCAGTTCCAAGGTGTGCGGCCACTCGTCGTTGGCTTCATGCGTGACCGCGCGGGCAAGCTGGCCCTCGTTTGTTGCTCGGCTCATGACTTCCTCTCTTTCTTCTTTGACGGTTTCTTGCGCGGTGGCTTTACCCGCGCAATACGCGCCATTATTTCCTCAAATCTCATGCCGGCGCGAAATGGCGAACGCGCGACGATGCCCTTGGTCACGCGATCAGTCCTTTATAGGTCAGACGACCTTCGACTTCGGAGCAAAATTGTTTGATGCGCTCCCCGCCGCTCATACCGCGTCGACTCATGCGCCATGCCATTTCGTCAAGGTATTTTTGCAAATGTTTTGGCGATACCCAATGATGGGTGCCATTAATTTGCCGCTTCAATTGCGACCAAACGGCCTCAATCGTTTGTGTGTTTGCTTCTCCACTCCGGCCTTCACCCTTAGAATGATTGACCATCGCGTGCTTTGCAACATCTAAACTGCGATAGGCGCGTCCCGAATCCGTCACCAACTCAGCATCGGGTGACACGATATCGTCGACAAACTGCTGCGCTTCCGGCTTACCAAGACCTAGCGGCGCAACCCGCGCCACAACCCGACCCTTACGTTCGGCCGCAGCGATGACTTGCGTTTTGCCGTAGGCACTTTTGCCGCCGCTACCGAAAAAACCATCATCCACTTCAACAACTCCAGAAAGCGGCTTATTAAACGACTTGTTTCGCGCGGCGTAGCGAAGACGGTGAAGAACAAACCACGCGCTAGGCTGAGAAATGCCTAAATCCTTAGCCAGGGTCGTAGATGCAATCCCTTTTGGGTGATTAGCCAAAAGCCATATCGCGCCGAACCATATCCGCAGCGGCAATTTGGTATCGCCAAAGATCGTTCCGACGGTCACAGAAAAATTGCTGCGGCATTTGCTGCACTTATAGGCTTTTTTTCCTGCCTTTTGTATTGTGTAGATTTTCTCACGAGAAGCACAGTAGGGGCAGAACTTGCCGTCTTTCCATCGGATGGCCGCAAAATATTCCACGGCGGCTTCTGGCTTGCGAAAAGCAATCATCAAATCCGGCAGCGTTTTGAATTGGTCAATCATCGTCCGCTCCACTCTGTTTACGCAATCATAATACCGCGAAAAAGCCCGGTGTCAACATCTATCTAGGCCTGTATCGCGGTATTGCCACCAGTCCACCGCTGTCCTAGCCTTACGATATTCCGTCGATTCGCCCTCGGCAGCGCCTGCCGGGCCTGCGGAAGTCTAAACCCGCCTCACTTTGCGCGCCGCGAAGGGACGGGCTTCACCTGCAACCCGCAGGATGGGGCCGCGTACTTGGCGGCTATCCTGCCTCATTGGAGGCCCAAATGGACCCGACCGACGAACGCTGGAATGAGTTCGAACGCCTTGAAGAAATCCAAGTCCGCAAAAACCTAGCAAACCGCATTTATAGCGAAGAAAAAACATTGCTTGCCGAGCAATGGCTAGCTCATTCTGACGGACTTCGACGCGCTGCTGAGTTTGCCAAGATTGACGCTTCCAATCTGGAGCAAATTCGCGTGGCGCGCAGTGCAAAAAATGCAGCGTGGACAGCAGCAATCACGGCGATAATTGCAGCAATAATTGCGGCGATTTGCGCTGTCATCGCCGCCACTCACTAGGAGTCTGTCCCGACTCGCCATTCTGGCCTTTGGGTGCAACTGCGCGATAGTCGCCATTCTCATCATTTTTCATGGTTAGCCTTTCCTAAAACGACCATTCGGGTGACCGTGTTGCGCCCCACTATCCACAGGCCTCTCATGACCCACATCTTCCTTGCCCTTTCGCCCCGATTCAGGCTTAATCCCTCCCCCATGCGCAAAGCCCTGCTTTTGGCGTACTGCACCGCCTGTATTTTGCTGTTGTTCTACCCCTGGAACGCTGTTTTGCTGGGCCTGTGCTTCTACCGCAGCCGGGCCTTGGACGAATGGGCGTACCGCCTGTGCCAAGGGCGGAAGCGCCAAGCGCCCTCCGCTCAAGTCGGGCCGCGCCGTCTGGGCCATAGCAGCGGCTTGCCGCTGCTGTCCCAGGGGCGACCGCATACGGATCGATTCACCGAGATCGGCGGCTTTTCCCATCGCCATGGAATTCGACATCTTGCGGAGCGCCCAACCGGCGATCGGAGCTAAGGCAGTCACCCCATGAGTCGCTAGTGCTCCCATGCCGTACATCGCCGTCAGCAATCCGCCGCCGCCGCCCAAGATATTTCCCGCGTGGCGCATGGTATTTTCAAGCGGCGTTCCCTCCGCGATTTGCCTAACCTGATCCATTTCATCGGGTGTTAGGCCCCGTCCGAGCTTCGGATTGCTCGCAATATCGACCATGCGCTGGCGAATCGTATTGGCGATATTCATCCCGGAGTTTGCCGCCTTGGCGCGCAAATACGCCTTGGTCATCCGCTGATCCAAATCCGCCGCCCGCGCCATGGCCGCATAGTTGCCATTGGCTTGCTGTAGGATTTGCGCCGCAGCTTGCGGATTACCTTGAATCACGTCCGCAGCGGGCAGATTGGATAGAAACTCGTCAAGGTGTTGTTGCGCCGACTTAGCCGCCAGCCGTTCAGTCGGATCAATTGAGCCGGCCGCATTTCCCAACGTGCGGCGCAGACTACGCAGATTATCCACCGTCAAGAACGGCTGCGGACCTCCATCATCGCCTTGGGGCACTTTTTCAAGCTTGCCGAGGATGCCAAAGGTTTTCGGCGCGAGATTTTCGTCGATCCCAGCTTCATTCAAATTGGTTTGGATTTCTTGACTGAGGCGCGGCCCCGCCGCCGCGTGAATCTGCACGTTTGCGACCGTCGGCGATTCGTAGCCGGCAACGGCCGCACCCTTTAATTCCGGGATAGTTGGTGCTGTTGCTTCTCCGACGGAACGCGGCGTCAAAGCAACACCGGCAACACCTTCGCCCGCCCGGGCGGCCACTGACGAAGGACTGGTAAAGCCCGCTAGGCTGCTCGCCCTGTCAGCTATTTCTGCATTCGTTGCTTGCAGCCGAGCCTCATCTTCGTCCGACCACATGCCGGGCTTGCTTGGCACAACATCGGTCGCGCCCGACGCGACATCACCCGGCAATGTTGCTCCTTGATAGGCACTTTTGACCAATTGCGCCGGCCACGTCTGCATGAGCTTCTGGCCGACCGACGGTGCCTGTGCCGCGGGTTCCGAAGGAGAATCGCTCGGCAACGTAAAAGCCTGCGGTGCCGCGGGCGCGTCGCTCGGCAATACAAAATCGTCGGGCATCACTGTGTTCCCAACAGCCGAGCCGCCGTTCCTTGGCCGTATTTCCTATCGATCGCCGCGACAGCAGCAGGATTGTTGGCATTGGCCTTAAGTGCTGCGGCATCGCGCGGATCAATGCCGCGCCCAGCCTCGGTAGGCGCGGGCGCTTCCTCACCCATCCTTGAGAAGATTGCTCTTGCTTTAGGCGACACAAAGAAATCAGAAGGAACGCTGGTGCCAAATCCACGGTTCCATTGGTCAGCAACAGAATCCATCTGACCCCGAATGATATTGACGAGACGGCCGTTTATGGTTCGCCGTTCGTCGGACGCTAGACCTGGCGTCATGTTAGAACGCCATTCTTTTATTTGCGACTCCGTACCTGGAGCGCCCTTCAATGCAAGCGCCGTTTCGCCAGATACGGCGTCCGCGTCAAGGTTGACAGCACCAATACGCGGGTCTTGCTCCGCACCAAGCCACGCAGCCCTTCCGCGATTAGCCACGCCAGTTAACGGACCAAAGGTTCCAGATTGCCAGTTGTTCAAAGACTCTTGGTCCCTGTCCAACTGATCCAGATGGTTGGCTACCGTATTGAAACGACGAATCACGTTACGCGCCGTGATTCCAGAAGTCATTTCCTTTAACAGCGCGTTTCGTTGCGACCATTTTGCCGCATCGAAGCCGTCTGGGTCATAGAGCGCAGCCGCAGAAAGCATATTTTGCCAAAACGGCTTTGCCAGAGCAAACGAAGTAGGTGGCGAAATTTTTCCCTGCACCATCAAATGCACTAAGGCTTTTTGTCCGGGTGTTAGTCCATCCAATGCCTGTTCGTTGAGCTGTTTGCCTTGTAATGGGTTTTGATAAAGTTCCGGCGACAGGTCTGGACTCGGAGATACCACACCACTGCGAATGCCGCCCTGTTGCAGGATTTGCGAAAGTTCCGCCTGCGCCTGCGGCGTGTTATCCTCGTTCATCGCCAGTTGGACCGGCTTGCCGTTTGGTCCCGTCTGCGTTGCCTGCCCTATTGGTCCCGTCTGTCCGCTTGGCGAAACCGCCCCAGGTACTCCAAGCGACGTGCCCGTGATCGGCTTCATTGTGATAGGATCAAGAAAGCCGCCACCATTGGGAGCGCGAACTCCCATGATCGGATTGCCCATCATGTCATGTCCGACCGTGACAGGCTGCGATTCCTCTCTCTGTTCTGCCCGCTGCTTGAATTCCAGGTCGGCCTTTTGCGCTGCCGTCATCTCGCTATACGGCCGCGTTTCCGCGGCGACCTTATCCTGCTCCGCCTTGGCCGCCTGATCGAGTTGCCGGACTTTCAATGCAATGTCGGACTGCTGCTCTTGCTCCGATTGATGTTGTTTCTGTAGCGCGCCGTATTCCGAAAGACCCGTTTCAACGCCCTGTCCAATACCTACACCGGCATAGGGCGAGCGTGATGCCAGCGCGCCGGCACCGGCCGCCATCAGCGATTGATAGAAGTCTGGCGAGAGACCGAGAAAACCCGGTTGCTGTTGACCGCGCACCGGGGCAACCGCTCCGCTCGGCGCGGTTTCCTGTGGCGCGAGTTCTTGCGGTGCAGCTAAGCCGCCTGTGGGCTGACCCTCGGCGTAGCCCATGGCGGGAGACGCCGCTTGGGTTGTTGGCGACCCAAGAATTTCAGGCGGCAGCGCATCGGGAGCGCCAACGCCTGCCGTTGATTGTGCCGGCGCGTAGGGATTCTGCTGCCCATAGGCCGCACCAGAACCTATATTGGGATACTCCAAAGCCGCATCCTGCGCCGCCGCCGCATGGTAAGCCTGCATGGTGCTCGGATTGGACACGATGTCGCGCTGCGGCGAACTCAAACCGCCGGGTGGCACCAGCACTTGCGGATTTGATCCAAACGCCGCGTCAAAATATTCCTGATCGTAGGGCGTACCGCCATCGGCAAAGCCACCGCGCGCTCGGCGAAGAAACGACGGCAAGCCCAAACCTGCGCGTACCGGCACGCCGCCGCCGCGATTATAGATCATGTTGTCGCTGATATCGCCGGTCGGTTCGGCAACTGGCGAAAACCCCAAATTCTGCGATGGATTGGACGATGGCAAAATGCCTGTGCTGCCGCTGCCGAACCCGCTGGCAAGCCCCGCGGCGTTCTTGAACATCTGCTGCGCCGACTGGACACCGCTTTGTCCCTGGTTTTGATTCGGGATTTGCGGCGGACGCGGCGGACCGGGACCGCGCGTGATACCCAAGCCGGGAATCCAGCTTGGACCACCCGTGTAAGGCGTTGACGGCGTACCATAACCGCCGCCGAACAGCGGATAAGCCGCATTGCCGCCCGTCGCCAAACCTTTGACGGGACCGCCCAACGCCCGCCGCACCGCCTCTTTGGTTGCGGCGTCATAATCGACCACTTTCAAACCATCGCCGGTCGAGACAGCTTCGGGATGTTTTTTCTCGACCTCCTGCGCGATCAAGCCGATGCGGGTAGCAGTATCGCCCTTGTAATTGAAGCGGTAGATGTTCTGCCCGTCATGCAGCTTGCCGATTTTTTTGATATTTTCCTTGGCGCGTTTATCGGACAAGAATGCGCCGAGTCCGGCGATGGCGCTTGTGCCGCCCGCGCTTGACGAAAACAGACTGCCGAGCGAGCCGAGTCCCAACGCCCCATAACCGAAATCCTGCGCAAGTTGGCTTGGCGCCGGGGCCGTTGTTTCCGACGTACCGCCAAGTTGCGACCCGACGCCGGTATCGATGCCCGCCTCAAACGAAAGCTGCTGATAGGGATAGGCCTGCTGCTGCAAGAACTGCTGATAAGCCGCCGTGTCCTGCGCCTGCTGCGTTTGCTGTTCAAGCGTTCCCGCGCCGACTTGTGCGTTGGCTCCCGTAAGCGCCGCATTCTCTCCCGACACACCAAGATTGCCGAGCGAATAAGCGCCCTGCGCCTGCGCTTGCTGTTCCTGCAACGCCGTGGAAAGCGCCGTGTTGTAGCCTTGGCTTTCCAGTCCTGCAATCACGGGCGCCTCTTGCGCCTGCTGCTGGCCCGCAAGTACCGATTGGGCCACCGCCGTTCGATCGCCGCCAAGCGCACCCTGCGCTGCCGCATTACCCAATACCTGTTGCTGCTGCTGCGCATTGGTGTTGGCGAATTGTTGCTCGGTCGAATTGACGACCTGCTGCGTATAAGGATTTTCGTAGTTCTGAATCTGCTGGCCGGTTATAGGCGAAGCGGCGGCCGTCGCCAGCCCGGCGGCCTGCTGGATATAGGGCTGCGCGTACTGCGCATATTGGTTGATGCCGCCTATGCCGGCCTGCTGCTGTTGGTTGACAGGTGCCGTCAATTCGCCAGTGTAGGGCGTGTACGGCGTGGCCGCGACTTGACCCGCCTGTGAAATCAAATTCTGATACGCCGCCCCGGCAACCGGATTAGGCGCGGTCGATGTGGTGGTGGTGTTGCTGCCCTTTGAGCCCACGGCGCCTATCCTAATTTGTAAGAGCCACAACTGGCATCATCGGCACCGCCGATGTAGTCACCGTAGCGGGTGGTAACCGATCGTTTCCGTTTCGCACCTTGCGCTCACGATCGCGCGTGTGACCGCGCCACAAGTACAAGTCTGGCGCCGTTTCAGTTTCCTTGCCATAAACAAAGAACGCTCCTGCCGGATTCCCCAGGGATTTGTGATAAAGGCGCACCTTCGCTTCCATGCGCTTACTCGTCAAAACACCTATCACCAATGGTATTTTTATCTCGTCGGAACATTTCTTCGCGAATTCAACCAACGAGAGTGCGTAATCGGATTTTCGGTAGGGTGCTCGAATAAAATTGAACAATTCTTCAAGATGATTGTCGCGGCTGTACCAGAACGAACTAATCAGCATGTAGATCGCACCGGCAATCTCGCTTTTGCCGTCAATCACTCCGATGATTCCGCCGTTGCGGTTAAAAGCGCGATCCAACATCTCGCGCACCATGCTATCATCCATCTCAAAGATGCCATTATCGGCGTGCAATTCCTTGCACAGCCGCATCAAATCGGCTTCGTCGGCGCGCGTGGCGAGACGGACTACGGTCATGACTTTGCCGGCCCCGGCAACTTCCGAAGCGTGCGGATGTGCTCCCTGCGATTGGCTTTCACCCATTCATCCAGAATCCGATGTCCACGATCGATATCGCCACCGCCCACCGCGGCAACATCGGTCGGACTGATCGAGAATTCTCCGCCCGCCGCCATGATCGGCACATTGCCGCCGCCGCTTCCGCGAGCACCGCCACGGTCGCTCATCGTTCGCGGCGGCATCGCGCCACGTCCCATCGGCGCCGAACGCTGCACCGAATTTGGAAACATGCGGCTCAGGATTTTCATACCTGCGAGCGTATTGCCTTGACCGAGCGAACTGACGTGATCCGCAGGCAGTATATACGAAGACGAAGGAACATCGATGGCGTGATTATCAGTTCGCCCCGGCACCGCGCTCAGTATCGGCCCGGTATGAGCCAGACTCTGCGCTTCGTTGCGGACATAAAACGGCATCTGCCCCACGCCTGCGGTAGCTCCGCCATCGGCCTTGAGCGCCGACAAGTTCGGCCGCGAGAAACCAAGACCGCGGGCTTCGTTGCGGACGAAGAAAGGCGGCGACGCCGTCGGCGGCTTGAACGGCGCCACCGGTTTCGGGATGGAGATTTTAGGAGCGGTGCCGCCCATGGCGCGCGTGGCTTTGCGTGCCACGTTCAAAGCGATAGCCACGGCCTGCTTGTCGGCTTTTTCTTTTCCGAACTTCGCTGCCGTATGAGCGAACGTTTTTCCCGTATGCAGTTCACGGATGTTTTCCGACACTGCGTTTTTACTTCCTGATTTAATCAATGGCATGTGGTGACCGCACCGTTATCGCTCCGCGTTCGTGATCCAAAGCAACTACGCCGGATTCACAATGCCATATAGAAACGTCTCCGATCCCGACGCCACGCCCGTTGCCGTGGACACCACGAATCCCGATCCTGCGGTGACCACCGACAGATAAAGCCCGTGATTGAGCACTGTCAACGCTGCCGTGAGATTCGTCGGCGCCCATAGGGGAAAACCTCCGCTTTTCAAGCCGGTCTGGCTGATCGTCGTGGTAGTGGCGTTGGCAAGCGTGAACGATCCCATGGCCTGCGGGAATACGTTGATGATCGCGGTCGCTACCGCGGCGATGGCGGCGACGAGATTGGCGTTGCCGGTGACAAGCGAAGTTCCCAACGCCTGGATTTGCGCCGCCTCGTTCGAGATATTGGTGACGATGCCCTTGAGCGTCGAATTGATGTCGTCGGGGGAGGCCATGGCTCAGGTTTTATGGGTTACGAGAGACAGGGATTATGGTGCGGTCAACGTTGACCGAATCCGGCGCAATTCCAACGAAAGCCCTCTCGTGATCCAAAGCTACCTCCTGCCTACTGACTGCTGGTACCGATATCTTACCTTACCCAATCGCCAGAAGCTTCCCGTATCTAAGTTCTGCACTTCAATCGCCATCTGCCGTCCCCGCATCCGCGTGGTAAAAAACTCCGTGCTTGACGTGACGCTATAGGGTCCAAACACCTGCGGCGAATCGCCTGGATAATTTACGACATAGAACGTCATGAGGATAGTCGCACCGCTTGTTCCGGGATAAAATCCCCACTTGAAATCCGGGTAAATCTGATCGACCATCACGAAGTCTTCGCCTTCGGCAATCATGAAATACCCCGTCGTAAACGAGGCATTGAGCGCCGCACCGGCGGCATCGTTGGTCGTTTCGTGCTGATAGACGTTGCCTTGCGGCGTCGCTGCGATCGGCATTCCCAACGCGCCCTGATCGATCCAAGCCGAGCGCGACAACGACCCGTAGTCCCATGGCGCATTCGGTTCGGTGATGTTCATCTTGACGTAGGAATCGCATTCGCCGGTCGCCGAGGCGCTTGACGGAAACAGCCAGCCGCATTCGTTAAACGGCGTATTCGGCATGGCACGCACATTTTGCGTATAATTCAGGTTTATGTTCTGAAACACAAAATCCCATACCGAACACGGCAGCACCGCTACACCATTTGACGTGAGCGCATAGAAATTATTCTGCCCCATCCAATAGACATTCCCGCGCAAACTTTGCACCGCATGCGAGGAAATCGCCCCAGCCCCAGCCCCGATTTGGTTGAAGCCAAACACATCGGGAGGCCCTATATAATTCATCGCCCACAAGTCCAAATCCGTCCAGATCAAGTCCTGGTTGGCAACTGCTGCCCCTGCCATGATCTTCGAGCCGCGCGGAATACGGAACGATCCGGCTTGGTCGGTCGCCAGTACGGCAAAATTCGTATAGTCGCCAACCGTGGACCACTTGACCAGCAACGGGTCCTGAATCACGCCGATATCTTCATTCGTGGTGGAAGCCCAGCAGATCAAAACTTGCTGTGTCGTCGAAACGAAAATGCCGCCATTGAACGGCGGTGCTGTTGCGACCAATCCGGCATTACTGAATCCGCCAGTCGGATCGTATTGATAGACACCGCCGCCCTTGGGACACTCCAAAAGAATCTCGCCCCAATTGTCGGATGTCCAATCGGCCGCCGTGATCGGCGTACCGACCTGTGACGTTCCACCGGCAGTCCCCAGACCGTAAAGCCCAGCCCCATAGGCGCCGATGCCGTAGCCTTGCCCGGCCAGCGTCGGCCCAAGATTGAGATAATAGACCACCTGCGCCGAGCCGTTGTTCATGCGCAGCACGGTTGTTGCGCTGGCCTGTGCCGCCGCCGAAATGGAAAAATTGTTGGCGTCCGTGATGGACAGCGCGGAGTAGTCCCCGGAAATCGTAATGCCATCGCCGGTTGTTGGAATCGGAAAGACCACCGTGCTCCCGGCCGACAGGCCATGCGTCGCGATATTCACCGACACGATTTGCGAATTAAGAGTAGGCGTGAATGTCGGAACCGTACCCGTGCCGGTCGCGCTTGATATCGCAGGCGTCGGCGAATTGATCGTATAGCTGGATGCTCCTGTGATAGAGACGAGCGGGAACAACCCCGACAGTACAATGCCGCCGACCGAGACCGGCGTATCCAGCAGCACGGCGTCGAAGATTGTGACATTGGCGATATTGGTGTCGGTCACCGTGACAGTGGTCGAATTGGCGACGGTAGAAAACCCGTTGCTGAAATTCGACGTGAGGATTTGCGGCGTGATGGTCGCCACCGCACCTGACGTGATGATTTGTAAGCCGTTGGTGGCGCCGATCGCCAGGTGGCCGAGGTTATCGAGGTCATCCCACCCGTGCAGATCGCGCGGCGTCGTCGCCACCGTGAACTGATAATAGGGTGTCCATCCGCCGTATTTCTGGATCAGTGAATCCTTGTAGCGGATCAATTGCGAGGCGGAGACGCCCGCCTCGTTCAAGGTCGGCGTTCGCTCGGTATTGACTCCGGGAATGAGCTCGACTTCGCCGAATGGCATGGTCAGCCCATGATTTCTTCAAGCAAAAGGTCCGATGTGCCGGTGTCATTAATGACAGGACTCGATGAGGCACCACTGTTTACTCCGTACACATAATAGGTGAGCGCTGAGGTTGATGCTGGAGCATCAAGTGCCCGGACCTGCGCCCCGCCTTGACTGGAATTAAGCACGACCTGTTTGGTCCCAATCAACGTGGGAGAAGTCCCGCGTGAAATCTGGAATGTCACACTGCCCGCGCTGCCACCGCCAAAGGAGATATTTGACGAGGCGCGCACCAGATTTACGGTGCTCGTCGGCGTGATCGAAGCACTGATCTGCGTTTGCGTCTGTGTATTGCTGATGTTCGTTGTAGCCGTGACTACTCCGGAATACTTTTCTCCGAACGCCTCGCCAGGCTTCCTCGTGCCGGGACTGAACAAACGAACCAAAGTCGGCGAATTGTTGTAGGTGCCGGCCGTGACCAAGCCTGCCGAATATTCCAGAAATCCCACGACGCGGAACGGGCTCGCTCCCAGCGTCACGCCGTTCGGCGTGTAGAATATGCCGGCCGAAGCGGCGGTCGCCGACATCCCGACGGTGGATGCCAACACGGATTCGTTGAGCGGATAAATCGCCGTCGCCACCGAACAATTGATCAGAGCGAGATTAAGACCACCACTATTGAAAACCGTTATCCAGAACCGGAACGGCGTACCGTTGGATGCGCCGAGATTGGCACCCGTGGTAAATGTGGAAATCGACAGCGCAGAGGTGGCGTTGACCGTCACTGGGTCGCCATTACCCAATGTCGAATCGCCAAATGCAAAGACGATAGGATTCGTCAAAGTCGGCGTGGTTCCGGTGTTTGCGGCCACCGCCGTGAGCGTGAGCACATTGGCGCTGAGCGACGCGGTAAAGGAAAGATTCGCCGGCATATCAAAGCCGCGCGTTAGGCTCACCGCAGGCTGGGACCAGACGGCCGAGCCAGCCGTTCCCGATGTGGTGCAGAGATAAAAAGCATTGTTCGTGTAATCGTAAGCGACGGAAACGTTGTTGTTGATGGAAGCCGCAGTCCCGGCAAGCTGCCCGGTCGGATTTCCGGACACGCCAACGATGCTCGCCGGCAAACCGGAATTGTCATAGCCGACATTGACCGTATCGGAATAAAGATTGACGACCTGTCCTTGCGGCGCCAGCGCCACGCCCGAAGTCGCATTGGCTGCAGCCGTCTTCACCGTCACCGCATAGCCGCCAGAGGTGTTGTTGATGACAACAAACTTGCCGCCGACAGCCGCAGCGGTCGTGCCAGTCTGATAAGGCAGGATGAAGTTGTGATTCCCGGTCAACGTTCCATTCAGAATAAAGATTCCGTTCTGGAATTGCGTCGTGGTCAGCGTCACATCGGACGAAGTGATCGAGGCGGAGTATGTCGCGCCGAGAATGTTATCGAGGACAACAAAATCGCCTTGATTGAGGCCAGTTCCCCAGACACCGGAATCTCCGCCTTGCTGCTGGAGCAAGAGGTTGTAGTTTGGCGTAAAGCTGTCTGCCACGGGCTACCTCATTCAAGTTCAGCGGTTAACCGCAACGGATTCCCTACTCATCGCAAGCCCAAACCATTTTACGATACAAAATCGGTTTCTCGGCGCAGTTGTTTTATCTCTTGCAACAACGCCTTGAAATTCTCGGCAAGCACCCACACAAGGGTAGCCCTCTCGTCCGCCGGTACCCACCCCAAAGACTCGACAAACTTCCTTGCGCGTTCGTTGGCTTGATACTCGATGTCCATCTTCACGTCCTCGGCGGCGTCACGATCTGCGACGGCGCCTTACTCGACCAGCCCGGCCCGGTGAACTTCTTCATTGCTTCCTCGGTCTCCGCGGACTGCAGCAACAGCTTGAATTGCGATTCCCAATTGACAGGCTGCTGCGGATTATCCACCGACGCGCCGTAGTTCATTTGGTATCCCGAACCAAAGATCATCGAGGCACAGAGAAACAGATCGGGAAAGTACACCGTCAACAACGTCGTGACACTCGTCGTCGAAAGCGGCACGGGGCGGAACGATCCCACCACTTCCGCCTGATACGCCTGATCGGGCCACGGTCCCACGATGTACGTTGTCTGCGTCGTCGGCGCGAAATACTGCGGCACGCCTGATCCCGCCGAACTCGGAAACAATGCGTCGATGAACGACCGCGAAGCCGGCGTGAGATAATTGCGCGTGCCCTGGTCCGGATTTGTCGTGCCATAGGGCGTAATGGCATAGATCGAATCCACCACATAGAACGTCGCCACCGCAGTCGGCAAATTAAATGCCCGTGTGCCGGTTGAAAACGCCGCCGATGTATCGCGTGCGATCGTATTGAGCAACTGCAGTTCGCGATAGCACCGCTGTTCCGCATAGTCGATCGCGTTCGGCACCATGGTCTGGAAGCCAACGTCGGTCGTTGCCACCACCAGAAGGTTGCCGAAGCTCACAATATATGACGTGTAATTGAGCGCCATTAGTTTATCTGAAACACTTTCATGGTTGATCCGGGAAGCACGACGGTGGTCGCAGTCGTGGCGGCGGCTTGCGCAATCTGCGGGTAGAACACGGTTGCCGTTCCACTCGATAGCGTGCCCACAACACGAATCGTCGGCGTTGTCGCACTCGTCGAAGTTGCCACAGCAACCCCAATTGTGGTCGCACGCCCCTGCGCTACCAACGAACCGCCTGAATAGCTTTGCGCGTCATAAATGACGGAGGCGGGCGTCGTATTCGTTTGGAACGCAAGTTGCGTGCCACCCGTCGCACCGGCGGTGCAATACAAGATCGCCTCGAAAAAATAATTGCCATTGCTCGCAACCGCGACAGACAACGCCGGAACCTCTGCCAGAGTCGTCGTGGATACGACATTGAATGCCGTGGTCACCCGCGCAAAGCCGACATCGCTCTTGATAAAGCCGTTGACATCGAGGGTGGCGGAGGGAGTGGCGGTGCCGATGCCAAGCACACTGACCACAGCCGTTCCTGCGACGCTGACTAATGCACTTCCGACAACCGTTGTGCCAACACCAAGCGCAGTAAGCGACGCGGTTCCGCTAACATAAAGCACCGTTGACGCAGGCGGGGATGACGTGCCGATGCCGACGTTCCCAGTACCCGTTATGAAAACCCGTAGTGTGTTGCCGGTACCAAACTCAATACCATTTCCAGCTTCATCGTTAAGGCCGACAGCATAGGGCTGCCCGTTATTCATTAGAAAGGCATCGGCACCTTCAACACCTAAGTAGCCTATCCCTGTCGTGTTTCTCAAATCCAGGTAAGCCACACTAGTCGCATTAACCGACGAGAAATAGGCTATCGCAAAATCTTCACTTAGCTGTTTAACGGCCAGATTTGTTACGGACTCAGGTGCAATTCCTATTCCAACCGGACCATTAAATTGTGTCGTCGAATTAAAGATATGTTGCCCAGTCCACGTCGGTGTAATGGCCTGCGACAGCGGCGGCGCGGCATCGCTCCGCATCCCTGTGGTTGCCGCACCATTGACCGCAACAAGCCCGACGGTGCCCGTCGGATTAGCCAACCCCGCAAACGTCGCTATCGCCGTATTGAGCGCAATCGTGATTGTGGTCGCGTTGCCGGTCGTGAACAGCCCGTTGCCGACGCCGACGAAGTTTGTAATGCTCTGCCAGCTTGAAATATAATTCGAGCCGCTGGTCTTGGCGAGGATTTGCCCAGTGCCGCCGCCCGCCGGAAGATTGCCCGCCGCCACGCCGAGGTTGCCGACGAGCGTTGCCATCGGCAGGCCCGAGGACGCCTGCAGGAACGTCACCATGTCCGATGCGGCAGGCACCGCGTTCGGCAGCACGCCCGGCACCTTGCCGACCATGTTGGTGACAAGATCGTAATAGGTCGCCGCCGCCGTTGCGGTTGCCGACGTGACCAACAAAAAGATTTCACTGCCGGTATATTGCAGCGCGCCCGGCTGGTAAGGCGGGAACGAGGGGAATGTGCCGGGAGTGGGGGTCGCCATTTATGTCACGATAACCTTGTGATTACGGTGCGGTCATCGTCCTTCCTTCATTCAAAAAGAAAGAACGGTGACCGACGATTCTCTCCGCACACGCTCCGCTCACATGATACAAAACTTAACCCGGATACGTCCCCGCATTCTGCGCCCCCTGCAAGTTATCCCCAAGCAATGCCTGCCCGTTTTGGGCGTAAAGCTGTTGCCCTGTCTGTGAGACCAGGAACGTCTGCTCATCGATCGAATAAGGCTCCGGCCGCGCATTGAGGATTGACACCGGATCGGGTGGCAGGATGATGGTGCCGAGTTGGCGATTCGGGATATCAATTTGATCTGGCACGCACAAAATACGTTTATTGATTAATTGGGTGCCAGCCCACTCGTACTGCCATTGTAGGTTCTTCTGATTGCCAATAAAGCCAGACCTGTCACATGTACCCCAAGCATCGGGGTGTGAGGCGTTGGTTCTTGCTCGTCGTGGATGAGGGCGCATGGCTTACCTATGATAATAATTTCCGAGTGAGGGAGCCAACATCAGAGGTACGTTCTCGGTATCCTGTGCCGCGGCAATCTTCCATGCCTCGTCGGCGTCCACCTTGCGCAACGCCTCAAGCGATGGTGCGTAAGTCCGCGACACGCGATGCGCTAATTCGGCAACAAGGACATCAAACCAGCGGTATGGAACGTTAGGCGTTTCGCCGGCCGGAAGATTTGCATCCTGAATCTGCGTACACCCGAACCAATCAAATGTATAAGGACCGTTGTCGTCGGGGACTGGATAGAAAGTGATCGTGGGGCTTATGAGGCGGTCGAACCAATAGACCGTCGGCGGCCCCGGCGTTTGCTGATTCGCAAAACTCAAATACTCCGTACGCGAGATCGGCGTGATGTAGCGCCGCGATTCGTTCTGCATTCCGTAATTCAGAACTACGGAAGCGTCCAAGATCATTACCGTCTGCGGTGTTACCGTGTAGGTCGCCTGTCCGCTGACCAGCGTCGTTTGCGTTCTAACCAC